ACCCTTAACAACATTTCTGTTTAATTTTTCATCGAAGACGACAAAAGAACCGTCATTAAACTTTTCATTATAAATCCTAACATAATCTGCCATCCAAGGGCTCTCTTTATGTGCACACCATTGAAAAGGAGTGTGAGGCTTGGGTAAAAACGGATTTACGGATAACTCTATAGCGGACATAGGCCTTATTCTCCTTGAGGCCTTCCACATCTCATCCATTAAATTATGAAGACCGATAACATCCTCTTTAGTCTCAAAAGGTAAACCTATCATACACATAACCTTTGTCTTTACTATACCCTCTTTAATAGCCTTCTTAAAGGCAGACCAAAAAACATTATCCGATAAATGCTTATTTATTCTTCTCCTCATAGACTCACCCGAACACTCAAGAGCAAAACAAACCGACCTTTTCTTCCTATGGTCATCCCAAGTCCTCTCGAACTGGTCTACTCTTTCTGAATATCCGTCATACTGAATCCCAAGACTTATAGCATAATCCCTCGCCTCATTATATCTTGAATAATCTGTAGGAGTCAAGCCCATCATTCTTACGGTCCCCATTTCCTTCCGAGCCTTAATGGCTTCTTTCACCCCTTCAAAATTTCTTTCCCTATATGGCTTATACCAAGAAAAAGGCGCACAAAATCTGCAACCATGAACGCACCCTCTCGTTACTTCGACATCTTTAGTTAAATATAGTCTCTTCCGAGCCACATCCTTTTTATAATTGACAATCGTATAATTATATTTAGGATTAGATATGTCTACTTTTTGCCAATCTATTCTATCAGGAGCTCCATCCCACAATTTTTTATAACCAATATATCTTTTCGTAATAGGGTCGAAAATGTTTTCATAAAACCTCGGAACATAACAGCCGGGGATTTTAGCTATTGCCTTTAAAATTTCTTCCTTCTTCTTTCCATCTTTCTTCATAAATTTTATAGTATTGATTATAACAGGAGTCTGCTCTTCGCCTTCTCCGATAAACATAACATCAAAAATAGGAGCAATAGATTCTGGTGCAGTATTTAAAACACCTCCAGAAAGAAAAATAGGCCATCCTTCACCTCTCTCCTCGGCAAGAAAAGGAATATTAGCGAGTTTTACAATATGAACCATATTACAAATATTAGGAGCGAAGAACATACTAAAGCCCAAAACATCAAACTCCCTCAACGGAATTTTTGTTCCGAAGCCAAAGAGAGGGATTTTTCCAGATTTTAATACTTTGCGGATAGATGGTTCAGGAAGGTAACAATAATCTACACAAACATCTTTAATATTATTCAAGACATTATGGATAATATGAACACCCATCATTCCCGCTCCCGTGTAGTATGGAACGGTATGGATTAGACAGGTTTTGAAGTCAGTAGGATTACAAGGGATGTCGGTGTCAAACATTCCCTTTATCCCCTCATCATAGCTATCGCCTTGAAGTTTATGACCCTTTATAACTGACTTAAACGAACTGGTATCTATTTTCAAACACACCCCCAAGATAATATACCGACAATATCAAATATATCATATTATATTTCATTTGTCAAGATGATTAAAAGTTAAGATTTACCCTCGTTGAGAACCTTATCGTGATTAGATACGGCCTCGACTATCTTCTTATCGACTCTTATTACCATCTCATTAATACCAGCATCAGGCTTTTGTTCGTTCCACCATTTCAAGAAAGTCTTAAATGCCTCAGAATCTATATCAGCGATTGTAGTCTCTTCAGAATCTAAAGCCTTTTGAACAGCTTCTCTGAATCTAAAAAACTTTCGATGCTCATGCATACCTAGCCCGCCTTTAACCTTGGAATACGTTACGACAGCACCAACACAGGCGTTTAAAAAGACTACATCCTCCTTTAAGTCTGAAGGGAGGCCCGTCAATCCTTCTAAGCTTATTCCCGTGTCTAAATGATATTCCAAATTATCCTGCTTATCCTGTTTGCTCATCTATTTAACCTCCTTAGTTAAATTATTAATAACTGCTTCATAAAAAACTTGTTCTAATATTTCTTTTGAATGTTGCACCACATCGTCATAAGTAAAGGTCTTAGCTATATATAATATTAATTCATTCAATAATTCCATATTCCTCACTCCTTAATTCTTTTTTTAACTGAATATAATAATCTAAAAGCGATTCCTTCTTTTCTTTTCTTATCCAACCAATCAGTTATCATTTCTTCAACTTCTTCTTTTATGAAATCTCCGTCGGGACAAGTTAAATCAACTATGAATTTCATATCCTCACTCCTTAGTTAAACTTTTATGTATGGCTTTGGCTGCTCCTTTAAAAGTTGCATAAGCACCACAAGTTCTTGGGTTACACTCTATAACTTCTATCTTTTTAATTAATATCTTCTCTATCTCCTCAACAGTAGGGAGAGATTCTTTTAACTTGCATAATTCTTTCTCGGATTCAATATGTAGAGTATGTTCTTCTTCCCAATACTTCTCCCAATCATCACAGCAGTTGTTCCATTGGATTGTTAAGGCTATCTCAATGGAATCCATATCTTTTGTAATATTTTCCTTAACAGGTCGTTTCATATCCTCACTCTCCTATAAAGTAATTTGCTGTAAGTTCAGATTGGGGTGTTGAAAAAGTCCATCGCCCATATTTACTTTCTCTATACCATATTTTAACATTGATTGATTTTAAATAATTATCAATATATTCACCGAGGATTTGTTCTATTATCTCGCTCTTATGTTCTTTCCAATCTTTTGGGGTTATCATATCCTCACTCCTCCTTGTTAAACTAAAAGATTTTTCTCTTTTAAATAATCTAAAACTGCTCTAGCTGTGTATCTATCTGCTAATTTTACTTTATATTCAAGTTTTGAATAATCTCCTTTAGTCCAATATTCTTTGCCCTTAATATCAATACAATATTGACAGTATGCTTTATGAACTCTTTCACATATATTTTCAAAATCACATGCATTCATCTCTTACTCCTCCTTAGTCAGCATCTCTATGGTTTCCGTAGTAAACCTTTTATTCTTTAAACAATCTCTTGCACCTTGATAAATAAGATTTTTAGTGTATTGAGCAACTTCAAAAGAAAATTCATAGATACTAAAATCCATTGTCTCTTGTGTACCATGATATCCACAGGCACAACATCTAGCAGCAATTACTTCAACTCTATAATGGGTATTAACACCTCCACCTGATGAAGACTTTTTCTTAACTTGAAAAAAGAAATCACAATCTCCAACACATTCATTCATAGCTATTTGTAAAGGAAAAAATACTTTGCTGCCATAAAAGCTATCTGCCCATCCACATAAATTAACCTTAACCTTCATATCCTCATTCCTTATCTTCTAACAATTTGTCCATAAACTCCATAGGATTATCTTTTATTATTCGTTTAATTGTCTGCGTATTAACGTCACTCATAAAATCTTCTTTATTCTCTCTCATTTCATTAGCTTCATCTGTAGTTAATTCTTTTCCTTCAAAAGTCCATTGAGACATAAATTTATCTTTCATTTCCATATCCTTATACTATTTTTCTTTAATAGTTTTCACCAATAATTATTATCATTGTCCACTTCTCTTTAAAACCTTTTTATATATATCTCGGCATTGTTTTCTTTCAACTGGAGAAAGCCTTTTTTTATAAATAAATTGTTTTACAGCAAGCATCTCATATTCCAATAGCCCAATCTCCTCTTCAAAATAAAACTTCAACCGCTCTCGCATTTTCTTGATATCTTCATTCTCCTTAATCATCATCACCAACTTTTCGCCAACTCTTTTAGTAGGTACATAAAGTCGATGTCTTTTTCCGTCTGCCCTAAAATTCAACTGCCAATGCTTATTCTCTATAAAAATTAATGTTGCCATTTCATTTATTGTCCTCTTTAAGCTCCTTCGGTTTCTTATATTCCTTGCACTTATAATTCAAACATACCCACCGACCAGTTTTAATCTCCTGAAGAGCTCCTTCGCTTCCGACATAATTCACGCACTCACTTAAAAGCCCTCCACAAGCTTGGCATTCATGCTCGTTCATAGTCCCTCCTCGATTATTTGGTCTAAGTTATTATTATGAGATTTCCAAGCTGCTCTACTCAATTTACTTCCGTTTCTCCACTTATCCCCTTTATGCCAAAGACTTGCATTTTTTAGCATTCTTAACATCTTATCATGCACATTAACACAATGGACTATGTGGTTTGGCTGATTCTTCGTTATATATTTCAACTATAATTCTAGAACCTTCTGTAATTAGCCAAGTCTTGCAAAACTTGCTGTCCATGCCTTTTTCTACTTTTCACTTTCCTTTTGTATGTGTGTTCATTTGGTCTCCTTGCTTAAACTAAATATCTTATCATCTTTCTTTCCTAGTCCTTCTTTCCAAAATGCTCTACCCCATTTCTTTATATAATCTTTGACGATATTGCACGAATCATCTCCACATTTAGAAGCACCAACACAAAAACATTCTTTATAATCGCTCATTTCTCACGCTCCTTTGAGTTAACTATATCCTACATAAACACCCAATAAACTCTATCTTAAAATCGCACCATGCAATACCTAATTCTAATAATTGATACCTTAAAGAATTTTCCCACAAAAATGATTGTTCTAATAAATACTTTTTACGAGAAGTAAATGAAAATTTTTCAACATAAATACATTGAACCTTCTTCTTAGCAATTTTCTGTATTAAATTAATCATCCTCTTCATCCTCTTCGTCCTCTTCATTGGCGTGACCTGAATCCCAATCCCAAGAATCATTATGATGATTTACAACAATCTTAGCCCCATTAGGCTGATAACTCCACTTGCCTGAATGAGAATTATACCTAAGATTCCATTTTGAATTATCTGGAATAGTCTCCCACTTTCCCTCAACACAATTATAGACCTGTTTAGCCAACGCTACTGATGCATTAGATAATAAAACTATAATCCCTATTATAACTATGGCTATTAAATTTTTCATTTCTCTACCCCCCTATCCTCTATATCTTATTATAGCTAACAACATAATCCAACATCTAACGGCTTTATTGTTATTTTTACTCTTTCCTCTTCTAAACTTGTATCTATAACTGCCCGAGCATAATCATACTGCCTAATATGCTTTACATCGTCGTCAGGCCAAGCCAACCTGTTTAACGCATCATTTATACCTTTAATTAAATTATCCAAATCTATCCGCCGATTGTCCTTTAGATAAAATATATATCCAACCGATACAGGATTAAAAAACGTAACTCCTCCTTGTGAACGATATGACATTGCGATTAAATCTTTATAAGCAAGCCATCTTTCAACTATCGGACGCTTCTTCCAAACATCACTCCGAGTCATTCTAGGCTTCGCACATACTTTATCGCAACAAACTATTAACTCGAAACCGTTGAGTAAAACTTTCTTACTTTCTGGATGTATTTCAAGATGTCTCGCTCTTCTTCCGATAAGTTCTCTAGCTTTCCTGTCTTTTCTTTCTGCCATACCCGTTCAATCCTTTTTCCCCTCTCCACCCAAAATTTAAGTTCTGGATGATTACTTAAAAATCCATCTTCCCCGATATCATGTGCTTCATTATGATGAATTCTACAAACTTTTAATCTATTCCAAGGTCCATCACTTCCTCCCGAACCTCTATGTATAATATGATGCCCTTGAAAATCTACTTCATTTTTACAACCCTTTACCAAACAAGTTTTAAGATAAGTCCATATACTCATTTATTTATTTCTAGTAAACTTATATCCAACGTCCATTTAATATTACTCCGCTCTTGCCATTCCTCGAAGCGCTCATCAATATATTTTTCAGCTTTATCTATCGATATATTATTCACCTTAGAAAGATGTTCTAAGCATTCACCGTAAAGACCTCGAATTTGCGATAACCCAATATGTTTTACTTGATGACATTTAGGGCAAAGAGAAATAAATCCAACTAATTTTTGAATTTTAGTTTTTATATCATATTCCCAAACTTCGTGACACTCAACTGGATGCTTGCTCCCTACTCCGCCACATATTTCGCATTTATAATTTGCCTTCTGATAAGATTTTCTTCTGATTATATCCCATTCACTTCTTGATACATTACTACGAACGTTCTTATAAAAAGAAGACGAAGGAACTAATTCAATCTTTAATTTCATTTAACCTCTATAGCTTTGTGAGCCATTTTAACAAGTTCAGATTTATGAGACACTATTATTATCTGCCTACCCACTCTTTCAGCTAAAGCGTTTAAAAATTCACCTGCCTTAAATAAATGCTGACGAGATAAATGTTTAAAACTTTCATCAAGAATTATAGGCCCACATATTTCTGGTTTATGTAATTCCATAATAGCTACCCTTAACGCCAGAGAAACTATATCTATCGTTCCGCCTCCAGATGTATCGAGAGGGTCAAACGCTAGATTGAAATCATCAGTTTTTATATTGAAGTTAACTTCGTGATATTTACCCCACCTATCAAACTCAAGTTCAAACTTATAACCCACGCCAAGAATAAATTGAAGGGCATATGTTACTATAGATTCGAAGCCATCTTTCATCGTAACCCTAGAGACCTTTTGGGCTAAATCCAATATCTCTATTGACTTGGAATAAACTTCCTGTTTATGAGAAATAAGGCTAGACCTCTTCTTATGGACATCTAGCTGTTGAGATAACATATCGCACTTTCCAACTAATTCATCAAAATGTCTTTGATGAATAGCTAGCTTATATCCAATCTCTTCTATTTTTCCAGTAAAATCTTCTGACATTCTTCTATCCCCTCTTTTATTTCCTTTTCCTCTTTCTCTAAATAACTATCTAACTCGTCGAGAGAAACCCCAAGCTCTGCAAGCTCCTTTAATATGTCATCCCTTTCAATCCCTAACGCCTTTTGTCTTTCCTCTAACCGAACCTTTTCTATCTTCTTTTCGTTAACATCCTTTTCGATTTTGTCAAGCTCTTCTTTGTAATCCATAAACCCTCCTCATTGTTCAGTGGCTCCTATCCTATCTATTATCTCATCTAAAACTTCTTTATCTACAGCTTCCTTTTCGCATAATTCTTCAATAATACCCTTAAGATTTAAACCTTTAACTTTTGTCGATTCAAGACTTTTTATAAAACTCTCTATTGAACCTTCCCTCTCCTTAATTTTATCCACTAACTCTAAATTAAACGCATCCTCTACTGGTCTACCGCATTTAAGAGGAATTATCTTTAAAGAAGGTTCAAGGGTATCAACATATAAAACATTAGGCATTCTGTTTATATCGCTCTTAGCAGACGTAATACGAGCTAACGACCCTATACTAATCCAAGAAGTTTTCCCATATTTAATAATTCCCATCTCTGTATGATTATGGGCTATCAAAACTAAATCAAAATCTGTTTTAATCTCGCCTATGACGGAATGTAATACTTGGGGATGGAATGGTTTATCCATTATAAGAGCATGAACAACAGCTATCTTCTTCCCATCTGTTTCAACAGAACAATATAAACCTTTTTCATTCAAATCTTTTTCTATTCCGTGATAAAAATCAAATCCCTGAATAACAGTCTTGGCACCTCTAATCTGTTTTCCGTTTTCAAATTCAGTAACGATACCATCATTTATGACATCAAGATGCCTTATTAACTTTGAACGTCTAAAAATATGGTCTAAAATTGATTCACCCGAAAGATTTGGGTTATGGCCTATTTCGTCGTGATTCCCTCTAACTATATACCAAGGAATTCCTCCCGCCTCAATCATATCTACTATCTCATCTGCCACGCCAAGAGCCATCATCGGAGCATCTCCGAAATCCCCTCCATGAACCACCATATCTACACCACCCGATAAGAACACTATCTCTTTAATCTTAGCTTTTATATCTTCATAATAATTACCTTTACGATAAAGAGGATTTGAACCTTTTATATGACTACAATAAGTATATAAAAATTTCATAATTTAATCCCCAACAGGTATAGCTTAGCAAGAACTTTTCGGTAATGTTCCGTCCAACGGTCAGTAGCCCTTTTATACCCCCCAACAAAACAAATATATGCTAGGAATGACATACCTAATATCCAGAATAATCTTTCAATCCATATCATATTTTATCTCCCATTATCCAATATACATTTTTGAGGCCTATGGATTCTATGCCTCACATCACAATCTAAATTTATCTTATAAAGTTTGCATTTATACCTATCCTCAATTTGACCCGAATCTTTCAATAAAAGACAATCTTTACATTCCTCAAAATTACTCAATCTAATTTCCACCCTCATAATTTAATCCCCTTAAATATCTCATCCGTCAATTTACTCTGACAAACTGGACATTTGTTATACTTCTTTAAAATTTGAATATATCTAATGTTACCCTCCTCTACCCGCTCCGCAACTGTAACCAATTCCTCGCCTATGGTAGACCATAGGGTTGCCTTCTTTCGTTCATCAGCAGTCAATCTGGACACTTTGAGGAGCATTTCTGCCCTCTCATATAAAGACTTTACATTTTTGGGAAATTTTATAGACTTTAACTGGTCAGATATAATAGATAAATTTTCCTGACCTGACGATAACCTTTGAGAAAAGGCCTTAACTTTTTCAAATTTATCAATTATTTTCTCAACCCGAAAAATGATTTTCTCATCTGGATATTTTATGCACTCCATTTTATTCAAGTTAAACTGAACATTGTCATCTAATACGCTCAATCTACGCTTAATATCTGAAGCCTCTTTATATTTCTTTATCTTCTTGGATGATGACTCCACTAAAGGTTTTACCCTAGACAATAATCCTTCTGTTATGTTCTTTTCGTCACTTAACTCTTTTAAGGATGACCTCTTAGCCTCAACTTCTTCATCTATAATTTTACCCTCACGACTAAACTTAAGTGAATCCCTGTTAAATGATTGGGCGACTTCGTCAAGAACATCATTTCCTGTTAACTTATTTAAAACTTTCATCCTAAAAGTAGAAGAATCTTTTAACATAAAAGGCAGAGATATTTGATTAGATATATTTAAAAAAACTTGCTCTTTATTCACAATCATCGGATTCATATTAAATATATTCTTGACTTCATCTGGAACAGATTTACCTATAGAATCAAACTTTCTTGCTTCGTTGTCTTTATATATTATATAAGCATTAACTGATGTTGACTTTCTTCTCTCTACTATTACCCCCGAATCGAGAGTAATCCGAACCGACGTTTTATCCGTTCCTTCCTTCTTAACTATATCCCCTTTAGGCTCTCCATAAATCACCCACTTAATAGCTCTAACTATACAAGATTTTCCTGAATTATGAACCACTAAATTATTTGCTATAAAATTATTATAAGGATTTTTTACTTTAATATCATATGTATCACCAAATCCAACATCTTTTATTTCTTGAATAATATCAGGATAGGCTTTAGGCCTTACATTTAAAATAGATTGTTCTCTATGTAATCTTTTATGGTCTGTCTTTATCATCAAACTAAGATTTTCAAATCTATCATCTAATCTATCAAAATTATTATGATGTATTTCATATATAGATGAATTTATAAATCTTAAATGTTTTATATCCTCATTACTATTTAAAATTCCTCTATATCCCTCTATAGTCAAACCATTTAATCGAGCTTCGTAAACTAATCTACTTTTTTGGATTCGGTAATATCTACATTTATTGATTATTTTCAAGCTACCTTGAGGATGTTGTTTTACACAAACTGATTTATGCCTTTCAACTTTTTTCTTTATTTTCTTCCTCTTATTTGTGTGAATATAAACAATATCTCCTTTAGACAATTCCTGCAATTTTCGATATTTTCCTGAACCTACATAAAATCTATGCTTTCCTGAGGCTTTAATCTTAAACCCACTTTCTGTAACTACCTCAAATAAATGTTTTTTACCTGAATGAACGACATCTTCAATATCATTTCTAAAAACTAAATCCTCATCATTTATTGAAGCAATTTTATATTTACTATTTAAAGACTCTTTTCTAAAATAAAGCCCTTTACCTTTAGCCGAAATTTTATGAAATAAATCATAAAGTCTTTTAATCGTTCCACCTTTACAGTTCTGCAAAACTCCTTTAATTGATACAGTATGATATAGAATAAAAGTATCAGACGATAGACAGTCGGTTTCCCCGTATAAGGCATTGACCTTATCCGTAAAATCTGCCTCAAAATGTTCGTGCTTTTGAAAATTTTTTAATTCTAATTTAGTTATACGCATTTTATCCTTTAAAAGTCTGACGGGTAAACCAAGGGAAAGACTCAAGATAGGGATGGCCTACCCGCCGACTTCATCTAACTACCGACTAACTACCAAGGAATATCGGCTGTTTTGCTCGACTTCACAGGACTAGCTTCGTCCTTAGATTCCTTGGGCTCTTTAGGCTCTTTAACCTCAAGCTGTTCCTTGCCCGCTTTGGCTAAGACCTCGTTAACCTGCTCTTTCAACTTCTCTGTAACCCCTTTATAGCCTATCCCTTCTCCAGCCTTAGAGGTTCCAGTAATGAGTTTAGTCACGTTGCAAAACGTATTCTCTCCAACCTTGTTATGCTCAATAAACGCTTTAACTCTGTACTTCTTGGCCACAATCCCTTCGGTAGAACCTGCTTGTCCTTCCTCTAAACCGCCTGAGAGAATATCCAAAAACATTCCAAAACGATTATTTAATGTAGGAACTAACGAAGTTTGAGATGTAGCCCTTGCCCTTACTAATTCTTTTTGTTCGGGAATATCTGACATCTTCCAATGCCATCTATAATATGGCCCATTCTTTCCTTCAAGCTGTTCTATCCAAACTAAGTCCAGAAAATAACTATCTTCCGGTGGAACTACAAAATCCGATTTCTCTACTTTAAAATTTGACATCTTCTTTTCTCCTTTTACGCCTATGCGCTTTTGTGCGATTGATTCGCTATTGGTGGGCTATCCCACATTATCCTTCCATCAACTCCTTATGCCTTGCGATATCATTCTTGACTAGAGTCTCGCATATTGTCTGCTGTCTAGCAGATGCTTCGAGAAATTGCTGCTTTCCTTCCTCTGAATCCTGAAGCTCAAGAGTTTCTTCAATCGTCCTAGAAAACTGTCTCGTCTTATAATTCGGACTAGGCAAGTTTTCCATATAGGAAGTCTTCAAAACTTTCTCCATACAATCACCTCCTTTAACCTTCTCCCGTTGAGGACTTCCAGTCTCAACAAGTTTATTAATTTACTATTTTATATATTTGCCATTGGGCCCTGCATCAAGAGCCTTTCTACTACTTTCTTTAACATCTGAACTACTTCCTGAATACTTTCCACAGCCGACCTCATTATCATAGCCTTTTTTTGCTTGGAAGCTTCCTCCTGTCTATAGAGGGCAATTCCAGATTCAGCATGTTTATCTACTTCCCCCAACTTCATAGCAGGAGTAGCGGCCTTTATGGTCATCCATTGATTTGCTTCTTGAAATTTTCTGTTGTTAGTAGCCTTGACAAAATTAGATTCAAGGTCACTTGCTATAGTGGTAAGATAGCAATTAAAAGAACATAATTTAAGAGCATCAGCCTGTAAAGAATCTATCGAACACTCCATTAACTTAGCTGCATCTACGCCAGTATATTTATCTATTATATCCATAGCCTCCATCACCGACATCAAGCCGTTATCGTTATAAATCTGTTCTATTTCCTTCTTGACCTCTTGCAACCTACCCATTTTTCACCTTCCTTTTTTTAAGTATTAGCTGAAAATTTGCCTTTATTTTACAAGTCTTTTCCCCTTTCACTTTGTGCCAACTATGCCATCCATCTAACGCTTTTGTTATAGTCGTCTGAAGAGTAGACTTCATCCACTCCATTTCTTCTTGAGTCGTAGAGGATAAATGTATATCTCCGTCTAATTTTATTTCTTCTTTAAATTCCATATAAAGACACTCCTTCTTTTAGTAAATATTTTATATGTTTACAAATCCTGTCATCTGAATGTTTATAAATAGCCGAAGGGCAATTACAGGATAATCTTTTCGCCCCTCCCGAGCGACTAGGGCCAAAATACTTTACCGTCCAATCTTTATCTCCCGAGGAAGAGGGGAAAACCCATTCGTTCAAAGACTTTCTTATTATCAACATCGATTGTTTTCTAATTGGTTCATTAACCACTTTATTCATAGCTTCCGTCCTCACTATATTATAGCCATAAACCCTCTAATAGCTTCAAACTTTCCTAAAATAAAACCCACAACCCTTTTAATCCCTCTAAGGTTTCTAGCTCTTTTAACATGATAAATAAAATCTAATTCCGTCATTGAACCACCGTTAGACTATCACCTTTTTCTATTCCTATCTTATTTCTCGACTCAAGTTTGTGACCAATTACGACTATCATATCACCTATAGATAAATGTTTTTCGTAAACTATCCAAGCATTATGCCATACATTAATTGAATATTGTTCATATCCTGAAATATCTATAAAAGCCATCTCGCCATTTTTTGACTTCCACTTTTTTATATTATCAATAATTCCCGCTACTTTAATAGTCCTTCTCTCCCCTGTTTCTCCTAACCCGTCTTCTACGTTTATACCTAAATCCTTCAGCTTTTCTTTATAATGTAATATAGGATGTCCAGATATATAAAACCCCATCGCCTCTTTCTCCATCTTAGATTTATGTTTAGGTGTCCATTCTACATCCTTTAAAATTATATCTTGACTAGATGCTTTCTTTTTGCTCTTTAACTGCTCGACTAAATCATATAAAGGCCTTCTACCTTTGCCGAAACCATCAAACACGCCCGCTTTGATGAGAGATTGAACCGCACCCTTATTTATTTTAACACCTGATGTCTTACCCATAAAGTCTAAAAAAGTTTCGTAAGGTCTATGTATTGATAATTCTGCATACCCTTTAACCGAAAACTTCTTTACCATCCCCAAACCACATCTCACAGAATTTTCTTCTTTTATAAATCCCCATTCTGATTTATTTATGTCTGGGGGTAAAATAGATATTCCATTCCTCATTGTATCTTCCAAATATTTCTTCAACTTATCTTCGTCTTCTATTTGAACCGATAATTCAGCAGTAGCCCATTCTACGGGATGGTAGACTTTAAACCACATAGACCAATAAGAATTAAGGGTATAAGCCACAGCATGAGACTTGTTAAACGCATAATTTGATGACCTCTCGATTATCTTAAATAATTGCATCATCATCTTTTCTGAATGGCCTTTGCTGACTCCTCCTTCTATAAAGTCATCTCTCAGAGATGCCATTTTATCTATCTTTTTCTTTCCTATAGCCTTTCTCAAATCGTCTGCTCGTTCTAAACTAAACCCTGCTAGCTCTACAGCTATTTCCATGGTTTGCTCTTGATATAAAATTATATTTCTCGTATCCTTTAAAATAGGCCTCAAGGCCTCGATGATAGGGTCATAATTTCCTTTAGTGAAGTCATCAATAAAATCATATGCTCCCGGCCTGATGAGAGCCGTTATAGCAGTTAAAGTCTCAAAATCATTAGGTTTTACCTTCATAACGGTATCATGCCCTAACTCGCTCTGGAATTGGAATATATCCCAACAATTACCTTTCTTGAACTCATTAAAAATCTTTTTATCATCCAATGGTATTTCTAGCAAACTTTTAACTCCAGATAATTCTTTCGCTATAGATAAAGTCGTTTGAGTTTTGGACCCGAGACAATCAAACTTTAATAACCCGAGAATATCTACATCTTCCATATCACATTGAACGACAGGCTCTCCAGTCGATGCGCTACTTAACCTCAACGCAACTATGTCGGATATAGAAACATCTGATATTATTATTCCTGCGGGGTGAAGACCTACAGTTTTAATTCTACCTTCAAGCCTTCGAGCGACCTTAAACATTTCTTGATATTCAAAATAGAACTTCTTAAAAGAACCTTCGGTTAGAATAGCCTTGTCGATAGTTATATTTTGAGCAGCCCTAGCCGGAAAGGCTTTAGACATTACCTCTGCCATTCCATAAGATATCCCAAATACTCTACAACAATCCTTTATCGAACCTCTGCCTTGAATAGATATATAAGTGGATATCTTAGAAGTTTTCCATTTAGACCTTATATAATCTAAAACTTCTTCTCGCCTCGAAGCGTCAAAATCAATATCAATATCAGGAGCACCTCTTCGGCTAGTATTCAAAAATCTTTCAAATATAAGACCGTGTTTTATAGGGTCTACGGCTGTAATTCCCATCCAATAAGAAACAAGACTACCTGATACCGAACCTCTGCCGGGCCCTACCTGTATTCCCTTGCTCTTAGCGAAACTGACTATTTCCGCTATAAGGGAGAAGTAATTTTCAAATCCAAGACTCTTAATTACACCTAATTCATATTGAAATCTATCAAGATATTCTGACCTTGATTCTGTCTCCGAATATTTACTGAACGATAAGGCATTACTTTTCGCTTTCGGAAGTTCATAACTTCCCTTTATATCAAATATTTCTACTTTATCCGCAACCTCTTGGGTATTCTTGATAGCTTCGTCAAAGTCTAAATGATGAATGGTAGGATGATACTGTTCAAAATGGCCTCTAATATCTTTTAAACCTTGAAACCAATATACATCAGTATCGAAACCGGGCTTATCTTTTAATGTTTGTTTTTTCTGGATACCCAATAAGACGTCGTGAGCTTTCTTATCCGACTTTTCGACATAATGGACATCATTTGTAGAAACAATCTTAACCCCAAACTCTTTAGCCAATTTTATAAGAATAGGATTTATTTTAATATATTTTTCTAATTTATCAGGCTGAATCTCTATATAATAATCATTCCCGAAAGTTTCCTTCCACCAAGAAATATGCTGTTTAGCTCTGTCTAATTCATCATTCAAAATATGTTGAGACACTCTTCCGGCTATGCACCCAGATAAAGCTATAAGTCCTTCATTACATTCAGCCAACATTTTTTTATCTATTCTCGGTTTATAATAAAAACCTTCTAAATTAGATAAGGTAGATAGTTTTAATAGATTTTTATATCCCTTTTTATTTTTTGCTATTAAAACTATATGATTTCTCCCTCTTTCTCTCACAGACACATCATCAACCACATAAAATTCGCAACCCATCAAAGGCTTTATCCCTACCCTTTTACAAAATCTATGAAACTTATGTATTCCAAATAAATTTCCATGGTCAGTAATGGCTAGAGAATTCATCCCCATTCTGCGAGCCTTCAAAATAAGCTCAGGTAGCGGACCCATACCGTCAAGCATTGAGTATTCGGTATGAACGTGCAAGTGAACAAATCCATTAGATTTATTCTCGTAATCTGGACTTGTTCCCCAATATTTTTTAGAAAGAAGTGTTTGTCTACCGTTAGTTCCATATTCCTCTTCTACGCCGAACTCCTTCATCATATCAAGCTCAGAATAATAATGTTCATCAAAAAATTTATCGTGAATATGAATTATCTTAACGCCTCTATCTATCAACGAATTAAGTAAATCAGAATCAAGGCCCCAGCCATTATGAACAAAATGTAAATGCTCGTTAGCCGACCTTTGACATTTATAAACATCCTGCTCTATGATGCCTATTATCAAATCCTGCTTACCCTCTTCCTTCTTCCAAACTCTTCCGTCTAAACCTATCTTCATTTTTATCATTCCATAACTCCCTCATCTTTCTTCAGTCTATTATAGCCATCAACCTTAATTTTGTCTCATTTAGTCAAAAATTTCCTAACATAGTCACATTATAAATGACTAATCATTGACAGACATTTAGACTTTAAGTCTTTATTTTTTACCATCTGACTTTGGTCTTGGCTTTGGCTTTAAATGTTTGAATGGCTTCCAACCTTTAGGAGGAGTAGGCCATAACTCAATGGCAGCCCCCGCCATAGCATTTATTTCTATTAATAATTTATTTATATCTTTTCTAAATGCCCCCTCACCCATAATCGAATGGGCTTTCTCGAATCCCCTCAAAACATCATCAAAATATTTTTTAATATGACAATCAGTAATCCAATAATCTTTTGCCTTTTCATACGGCCTGTCCAAACTAACGTTAGGAAAAACCTTAAGTCTAAAATAACCCGATAAATTTTTTATTCCTAAGAACTCGGCTATAGCGTAATGCCTCATCATCCTTTCGTGTATGGCGTAAGTCAAACGCATCTTTCTACCTTCATATTCTATAATCTGCCTCTTTGCCATCTCCCTCTCCAATCTATTCTTATTATATTATAGCCTTTATACTAACATCTTGGCTTCTTCGAGTATTCCGTAGGCCTTTCTTATCCTCTTTATATTTGCTTCTACCTTCCCTTTGGTTATCCCTAACTCTTCAGCAATCTCTTTTTTAGTTTGTTCTTCGGCTAACATCTTAAAAGTCTTCCTTGTCGTTTCCCTGTTTCTTTCTTGCATATCCATTTCAGATATTATTGTTCCTATCATCTGGACATGCCCCTCAAACTCATCTACATATCCAACCCCTTCAGGATATGTTATTATGTCTCCTTCGGGAATAGGACCTATCTTCCCTCTTATAGACTCCCTCCCCCTAAAACCTTTCTTCAAAACTGGGGCTTTTTCTAAGCATCTTTTTCTCACCCAACTTCTTATAACTTGTCTTGCTCGGTTAAAAGCCCAAGTCTCAAACGCTGCTCTATGTTCATCATATTCCCCAAATCGTTCAACTATATTCATCAAAACTTCCTGTTTCAAATCGTTCGTGTCCGAATCTTGTAAAGTTTTATTCCTCACCCATCCCTCTAACTTAACCTTTCTCTGCCATTTCAGGAGTATTCCATCGAGGACTCCCGGCTCCTCTTTCGCCCTTATAGCCATTTCTGTTAATTCTGTTTTCATCTTTCCCCTCCTTTTCATATAATATAACATATTATATCATGCGGTCAAGGGAAATGTAAGACAGTTTAACAACAAAACATAAAGGTAAATCTCCTTTATATACTTAGTTTAAAACTATAAAAAATTTTTATAATCTTTTTATTCTTTTCACAAACCCTTTTTCTTTTCTGCATATTCTTTTAGTATCTTGGCAACACTTCCTTCTAATTCTGGCATTATAAATCCCTTATCTTCCAACTTCTTTGGAAGTATAATGCAATTTGACCTACCAGCCTTAAGCCCTTTAGCTACAGTAGAATATTCTTTTTCTATCCACTCAAGCCTTGGGTCTGCATATTGTTTATAAATTTTAAGTATGTCTCCAATGACCATACTTCCATTATTTACAACATTATATTCCCCCGTCTCCCCTCCTTCGGCTAAAAACTTAATAACTTCAACTAAATCATTTAATATCGTCATTGAATTTAAAAGATTGAATATAGGCTTACCTTCTCTAGCATAGTTTACAACTTTTGAAATATAATTCCTCGGAGCGAGATTTTCGTCTATCGGCATCCTGATTCTTAATACACAAGCCTCTGCATATTCTGACAATATCTCTTGAGACCAATATTTTGTCCTTGCGTAAAAACTACCGAAAAAATTAGGAGTATCCTCTTCGTCAAAATCTTTTTCGTATCCATCATAAATACAGCCTGAACCAATATGCATCCAATAAAGACCAAGCTTTTTGCAAACTTCGGCAATCATAACAGGAAGGCCTACATTAGCTCCAAAAGTTATATCTTTATTATCTTCGCACCAATCTATATTCGGTCTACCAGTCTTTCCGGCACAATTTATTAAAATATGGCTAGGAAACTCTTTAGTTAAAGCATTAACAAGAGTAGCTTCATCCCCAATATAACCCGTTAATAATTTACTATCAGGCAACTTAGTCGCTAAATACGAACCAATATAGCCACCGCCAACTATCAAAAACTTGGACATAACAACCTCCTTTCCTTAAAATCATTATTATATTATTTCAATATTTATATACTCCCTTACTGCAATAGCGGCTAAAAATTTCTTCTGTCGCTTCTTATTTCTTACCACCTTTTTCTTTCTACACTCAGGACATCTTTTCGGGATATCGAGATTCTTCTTGAAGAAAAAATCTTGTTCACCTTTAGTGAAAATAAAATCTAGACTACAAGAAATACAAGTCAAAGCCTTATCGGTAAAAATTTCCATAACTCTATCTCCTATCATTTAAAAACTATCAACATCGCCTTTCGTTCCTCAACCCATTGCGGCTTGTTTATATAGGCAGGCATCAGTTCATCTAAAGCTGCCATTAAAACCTTATTAACCTTTTGGGCAGGGTCATAATGCCCGCAAACCTTTTCAACCTCCATATCATAATAAAGTTTCCAGCTAGATATTTTGTCTATCACCTTACCGTCTAAAATCATTCCTTTTTTTAAACCCATAAGCTTTTTCTTTACAGGACATTTACATTTTTTAGCCATCTACTCCTCCTCTTTTATAAAATGATTAAAATATTTAAACCATTCCCCATCCCATCCTTCATTCTTTACCGTAACATATTCGACTCCAAGTTTCCAAGCAACATAAGGAAAACTAATCTGGTCCCTTACGCTTCCAATGCAGACTTCATTCCACCACAACTCATCAAATTTAATAACCTCTGGGTCATTGTGCCTTCTAATGATTATTCCAGTCCAAACAGTAGACAGTGGCGGACAACCCTCCCGCCTATATCTCTCTAATTGAGGGTTTACATTCTCTTTTATATCTTTACCAAATTCAACACAGATTTCGCCCTCTCGATAATGATTATGAGGTTCATCTGGATAAGTTAAAACAACTATCTTTCCCTTTTCCATATATCTTTCAACGATAGGAACAATATCTTGCGTTATTTGTATATTGCCATCCGTCCAAATACTATATTTATAAGAATTAAAATATCTATGAGGTAATAACTTCATCTTTCTAGCCGTAAACCTATCCTCCTTCAAAGACGTGAAAGAAGCAAAATCACAACCATCGGAAATATTCTCCTTGCTTTTGTCTAAAACATTTATATCGTCGCCAAATACTGCTGTGTAAAGAATTGATTTATTCATTTTTATGATTATAATATTTAAACCAGTTAGCCTCTAGCCCAACGTTATCCAATTTACCGCATCTAAGCCCTAATTTCCAGATAAGATACGAAAAACTTAATTGGTCACGAATGCTATATTTTTTAATCTCTTCCCACCATCGCTCACCAAAATTTTTTATAGATTCTACATTATGCTTTCTTATTATTACTCCACCAGCCAAAACGGGAATATCAGAACAATTATCATTTTTATAATCTAACATCTGCCTTTTCACATCCAAAACATTTCCAAATTTCTGGTCTATACATACCTTAAATTCATCAAAAATTAAAACCTTAATTCCAAGACTTTCTAAAGGATGGGCTAGAGCTACAATATCATAATTTTTCATATACCTTTGGACTAAAGATTTAATATCCCCAAAAACTTTAATATTTCCATCTACCCACATACTATATTTATATTCTCCAAAATATCTATGAGGTAGTATCTTGAATTTCTTAGCGTTCATTATCCCACCATCGCCAGTAAAAAATGCAAAATCACATCCCTCTAATTTAGGGACTATCAAATTATCCTTATCTCCATATATCGATGTATAAACTATTATTTTATTCATATCTTTTTAAAGACTCCTACAACCCTAAAAAACTTTACAATCTTATCATCTTTTCTAAACTTTTTAAGATTCTTCCAACAATCATCCACCCGAATATCTATCCGTAACCATTCGAGCTTAGGAAATATAACCTTCAAGCCTTCAGCAGTAAATCTGAAGTAATCATTCGGACAATTGTGTGTGCCCCAAACAAACGGAGCTGTAACAAATAGTAATGCTCCTTTTCTTAAAGAATTAGTAATATTTTCCCCAACAATAAAAGGATTGGAAACGTGCTCTAATAAATCCATACATATTCCCGTGTTATATTTACGGCCCTTTATCGGCTTTAATAAATCTACTCCAGTCGAATAATCAAGAGGAGAACAATCGACTATCCCTCCAGAAGCAAGAGTCTTTTTAACAAATTTAAAATCCTGCCTTTCATTCCCTCCATAATCAGCTATAGGCTCTTTAATCTCGTTCTGAAATTCGTTTAAAAACTCAATTAAACATTCACGAGTCGTATCTGTCACAATTTTTCTACCTCTCCTAACAACTGCATTATAGTAGAAGTTCGATTTTCCTCTGAAGCCATCTTCCTCCAAAAAAGTCTCCTTAACTGTCTAGAGATTCCTTGATTCTTTAAATATGAATCCAAAGACAAGAGCATAGTAAGTTGATTTTTCAGCCTTTTCGTCCTAATATATCTCTTAAATCTTTTTATCATTTCGACCTCTTTTTGTCCATCATCGCATCCATAAACTTCTTCTGACAATCTTCCTTACCACAATGTTTTGGCTCGTACTTCTCTTTCTCAGCTTCTTTGCCAGTAGGCCAACGCCATCTCGCTGCCTCGCCACAATAAACGCAAGGAGAATACTGATAATTCAAAAGTCTATCTCTTTCCTTCCGAGCCTCTAAATCTCTAATCCTTTGATTATCCTGCTCTTTCGTCGTTTTTGACGATTTCGGCTTTGCTCTAGACATTTATCTTCTCCTCTTTGAAGAAGGAGTCTACCATAGGGTCTTGCTCCTATGGTAGAGTCATCCTATTTATTTGTAAATTCCGTTAATACTACCCCTGTGTTCATTATCGGTTTATATTGATTTGCCATTTTCATCAAGAATCTTTTATATACGATTAGACTCTTATCTTTCAATATCTCCGAAACCCTCTTTACCACTTTCATCCTAGCCCTATTACTTCTTATTTCTCTCTCCCCTATCATTCCTCCCATGTTGTGTCCCTCCTTATTATGTTATAGCCAGAAAGAACCAAATATCTTAAACTATTTATGAATATTTAGAAATGTAATAAGCTCTCTAAACTCCTCTTTAGTCAAGTCGGCAGGGTCGCCAAATCTCAAATCTCCCTCTACTATGTTTAAATAAGGGCTCAACACGGCTGAAACCTTATCCCGAGCTACTCTTCCCGCTTCGTCCCCATCATATAATATCATAACATCAGAATATTTCTGTATAATCATCTGAGCCTGATAGCTTGATAAATGAGCTCCAAATGTAGCTATAGCAGGCTCGCCAAAGCTCCATATTCTGATAGCATCCCATATACCCTCAACCATCCAAGTATAACCACTATTTACATTATGATTATTAAACAATAGCCTAGACATAGGACTTCCCTTCGGGTATAACTTCTTCTTGTCGCTATGACCAGTTAAATCGGAAGCTTCGAAAGTAACCAAAGACCCAATAGAATCGTATATAGGAATTATAATTCTATCTTTATAATAACCCTGATTCGTCCAACAAAGATTATAATAATTTATAATAGACCACGACTGCTTTTCTGTATATTTTCGTTTGGTCATTAAATATTTTAAAAGTTCCTCTTTATCTTCAATATATTTGGGTAACGGTATTCTTATTAAATCCGTCTCTACATCTTCTTCCTTTTCTTTCTCTAACAATTTAGCTATTTCCTGAGTAGAAGGAGAACTAACTGATTCAGGAAACCCAAACCAATTAGCAATCTGTCTTACAGCATTGCTCCTGTCTAAATTCAAACATCTTTGAACTAAATGAATTATATTCCCTTTCGCTCCACAACCAAAACAATGCCAACAGCCCTTCTTCTCCCCATCAATAGCTATGCTAAACGAAGGAGACTTATCGGAGTGTTCTGGAAACGGACAAGATGCGAGAAATTCTTTGCCCTGAATCTTGCCCTCTATACTCAAAAAATCTAACAAAGCAAGAATGCTTATTTTAATTATTATATCTTCATGTTTCATAAAATTATCCCGACGTTATATTTAAACCTTAATTCTTCTAACATATTAAGACCCTGTAGGTATTTCTCTCACCAATTTTATCCTATCATAATCATTCGTAAACTCTATAAACCTCGACTCGCAACCTTCTCGAACCTTAACTAATTGTAATTTCGTTAAATCCATAGCCAACATTTGACTCGTCTGGATTATAGCTACACAAATATCTGCGTGAGCTGCTATCTGTTGTCTAGCCAACCCAACATCAACAAATCCTACCTCGGCCTTTTCTTTAGCCCCAACTAATATCTGGCACGCTGACCAAACTGGAATATTCATTTTAAGAGATAAACCTTTTAAATTTCTTATTATCGCTCCAATATATTTCCAGTCCATGCTCGAGCCGAAAGCTCCCTCGTTCGGACTCATTATTCCAGCATAATCGACCACGACTAAATCTGGTTGAAATATGCCAGCCAATCTATGTAATTCTGACTCTATCAATCTACAGGAACAACCCTCGGGAACTCCTATTATTTTAAGAGAATTTTCCTTTAACGCTTTAATGTCAAGCTCCCACTTAACTAAATCTTCGTCCGTCAACTGAGCCTTTCTAAACTTTCTATATTTAATTTGAGATAATCTTGAATCCAATCTATAAGCCGTTTGCTCGGGAGTCATTTCTATAGTCACTAGGGCCACCTTAAACCCAGACATAACGGCTGATACGCTCATATCCTGTAAAGTTATAGACTTACCTCCTTCGGGCTGTCCAAGTATCAAACCCAATTCCCCTTTTCTTAGTCCACCGTCGAGCTCGTAATCTAATCTGTCAATACCAGTAGGAATGCAAAGTTCTTTAAGTATATCTGGGTTAGCTTTACGGTCCACTAAATGAGCTCTTCTCTTCTCGAAATCAGAAACAAAATCTACTATCCTTATTTCTCTCCCAAAGCTTGAAAGCTGTATCGTTTCCTTTAGCAATATATCTTGCGCTTTTTTGGGTTCTCCTTTGTTGAGGAATCCTATAGCTTGTTTCATCGAAGTCCTTAGTTTACGAGATATATATTCCTTTTCTACTTCCTGAACGGCATACCTAAATCTATCGCTTGTAAGATTTTCCCCTTTAGTCAAAAATGCTTCCATATTCTTGAACTCAGCGTCCTCAATCTTGGATTTCTTTAACTCATTAACCAATATATCTACCTGTGGGATTTCGCTATATTCTTTATAATATTCTATGATAACCTGAAAGATAGTTCTTAGCTGAAGAGTCTCAAAATAATCTACATTTAATCTAGTCATCAATTTTCTAGAATGATGTCCAAGTAAAAGACCTTTAATTATTGCTCTTTCAAATTTAATAACATCTGTTATCATTTTAAGTTCTCCCAAAAGTTTAATCCTCTTATTGTTCTATAATCCTGACCCACCACCTCAAAGGTTTTACAACAACCATATAAAACCGACATTACCGAATCTCCGTATTTCTCTTTTATAGCGTTCTTCCCGTAATTAGTCGTCCCTATCGTAATTAAATTCCGATTTATTCTTTCCCTCAACATAGAATCCAACTTTAACGACATCATAGGATTTAACTGTCCTCGGACTCCCTTATATTCTTTTCCCAAATCGTCTAGTATTAAAACCTCTACCCTTTCTATCATAATATTTAATCGTTCTTTTGCCGCCTTAGAATCAAAACCCTCCATAATCAAATCAAGAATTTTAGCTATAGAAATATATCTAACTGAAAAGCCTTTCTCTATAGCTGCCTTGCCTATCAAACAAGATAACGTCGTCTTGCCCGTCCCATGTAAACCCGAAAGTATTACTCCTTGCCCTTCTTTCAAAGCGTTCCCCAAATTATCACAGTAAAGTTTAACAAAATCTCTCGCATCTTTGCTCCCCTCAAACTCATCCCAACCTATATCCCAATAACTATAAGGTAGTGAGGCTAATAAATACTTAGACTTTAAATCAAATTCTTTTCTAGGCCCACCCCTCTTTTTTATTTCTTCCTTCAAAATATTTAATTCTTCTATCTCTACATCCGTCGGAGTAACTATTCCTCTAACATTATCATTTAGGTCTGGATTTTGCACTTCCACCTCCCTTGAAATATTCTAAAGCATCTTTAACTTTTTTCTCTTCCTGCTTCTTGAAGTCTTCAACCGAACCAAGATTCTTGTCCATTAATCTCTTAGCCCTTTCGTCTAAATAATCTACCATTACGTCTTGTTTAGAAAAAAGCCATACTCTAAAATTATGAACTTGCTTTTTATCTACTAACCAAATTATAAATTGTTTAAATAGTTCATTAGGATGGATGTCTATTGAACGACCCTCTAACCTGAATAGATTAGATATTGTTCTTTTGTTTATATGAATTTTAATCTGTCCAATGGGGCGTCTTGTATCTATCCCATATTTAGATTTAAACTCATCACGGAAATATGAGCACATCTGGTCTGTTGACCAATCCTCCACAGGAATTTTTTTAAAGCTAGTAACTCCTTTTTTAACTTTATATTCAGCCATTAAATAATCTCCTGTTTCCCTGTCTTATATGTTCCCCTATAATAAACATATAGTGTATAAACATATAGTATATAAATTATCTATTACCTACTTCGTAGGTAATATATACACAACCCTTCGCTTTCAGCGAATACCCCGAAGTATTCACTTCGGGAGATTGATTATAGTTCAATAGCATTTAATAATTCCTTTTGAGTCAAAACTACTGGATTAACTGATTTTCCATCTACTACGGCTTTAAAGAGTTTTGTTTTAAATTTTAAAATATCTAACACCCTATCTTCGATAGTATTTTTAGCCAGTAATCTGATAACGTTAACAGTAGACTTCTGTCCTTTTCTGTGTAGTCTATCTTCGACCTGAGCCATTACTTGTGGGTTAAAAGGTAAATCAAAAAATATTACATAATCAGCACATTGTAAATTTATCCCTTCTCCTCCTGCAGTAGTCATCAAAAATAAATTTTTCTTTTTAGACTCCTTAAATTCATCTATCAATTCATCCCTAGCTCCACCAGTAGTAGAAACGTCTCCTGTTAATAGTATAGCTGGCAACTTCAATTCTCGTTCTATTATATAAATCATTCTTTTAAACTGGGAAAAGATGACTATTTTATGGCCGTTTTCCAATATCTCTGGAACAATCTTCTTAAGTTCTTTTAGCTTTGAGGATGCATTCACTAAAGGGTCAATCAATTCACAAGAGTCACAAACTTCTCGCAAAAATGTAATATTAGCTAAAAATTTAGCTTGAGCATTTATCTTATCTTCCACGTCTTCCGATTTAGATTCAAGAATTTGGTTCTTAACATCATTATAAAATTTTCTTTGCTTCTGAGATAAGTCTATTAAAATATCATTATAGACTTTTGGGGGTAGGTCTTTCAATACTTCTGATTTTAATCTTCTAAACATTATTGTTTTTAATTTATCATGAACTTCATCGAGTCTTCTATAATCAGCTATCTCTCCAAAATATCCTTTTATTACATATCGCCTATCAAAGGCAAACCAATTTCCAAGAATACTAGGATGAACAAATCTCATTATTGAAAATAAATCATTTAATTTATTTTGAATAGGAGTTCCAGTCAAACCATATTTATAAGTAGCTGTTTTCCCAAGGGTGTAAAGGGCCCTCGTTTGCTTAGCTTTATAGGTCCTTATTCTATGAATTTCATCAACTATGATACAATCAAAAGTAGTGTCATAAAGTATAGGGTCAATATCATTTCTTAATATTTCATAATTTACTATTTTAAAATGAGCTTTTGACATATAGCCTTCAATTCTTTTCTCTTGAGGGCCTTCAATCACTTTATAAGTAGCTCCGTTTAAACATTTCTCGACCTCCCTAGCCCAATTCCACTTTACAGACGCTATGCAAACTACCAAGCAAGATTTTATCTGACCAGTATCGTAAAGATGTTTAGCAGCCACCAAGGCGGGAAAAGTTTTGCCTGTGTTACCCGTTACGAACACGCATCCATTTCTTCGAACGAGTAAAAAAGTATCAGAAACTTCAAAACAATATTTAAACCCATCAGGTGACTTTTGAATTGAGATATTTTTCTTTGCCGTTCCGATATGAATATAGTTTCCGCTTCTTCCGTTGCCTACTGCATGGACAATATATCCTGTCGAAAAATATCCTCTATCTTTTGAAACCGTTACTCTTGCACGTCTGCCGGTAGAAATAAAACAGTATTGAATAAAATCTGCATCTTGTTTGTTTTGGGCGCAGAAGGTAACGGCTCCTGCCTTTCTGATAGTAGCATCCCAATAACGAACTTCATCGCAAATAATCTGTCGTTGGGCTAGCGAGGCTTTCCAGAACCCTTTAGTGAAAATCTTCGTGCTTATCGGTGGAGTAAACTCAAAACTACTTAGGCCATCAGTATCGAGTCTAAAATGGTATTCAATCTTCGCATCTTCCAACAATCTTTTAATTCTAATAATTTTCCTTTGCTTCTTTAATCGCACCCTACATCTTCTCGGATAGGGAAAACTCCCGTCTGCCATACAGGCAACTTGGAGCCTTAGCTGAGCTTCCGATAATTTTATCGTCGTTTTCCTTTCAAGCGAAACAGCACCTAAAAATCTTGCCTTGCATCCACTTTCGTTTTCGTCATGTCTACGAGCCAAATTTTCGGCTGAGATAACCGTTCCTATGTCATTTTCTGAAAAAGTTAAAACTCGGTGCTCGGGACTTAACATTTGGTCGAGACCTCTGGTATGATGAAACCGAAACATTTCCTTGCAAGGTCTTTTGATGTATGCTTTCGGGAGAGTAAAAGACGCAATTCCTTCTTTTGTTGTCTGGCAAACTTTACCACCATGATATCGAGATATTTTTTTCCACCCTGTCGGGGAAAGATATTCTGTGTCTCCAGATAGGCATCCCATTTCGCTTGCGTTTATAGCTGTTTTTCTTTCGAGAAAGAATTTAAGAGCAACTCTTTGGTGGGGCATCATTGGAATTTTTAGGATAGAAGCGTCAACGCATAACTCTACATCATCTTCAGCTATCAATGCTTTAGTATTATATTCCCAAGCTCTATAAGATGCTAATATACCTTTTAACTTATTATCTACATCTATGCTATTTAGGCCTTTATCCTTGCAATTTTTTATTAAAATATTATAATCGCAAATTGATATACGCCAAACTTTAGCTTTAGATTCCCAGACTCTAGTGGGAGTATTTTTAAGGGCATCAACATATGACGAAAAATTGTCTCCGTGAACAACCGCTTCAAAATATCCAACATGGGAGCTATCTGGAGCTCGTAATAGTAACATCGGCTATTTCTCCGAATTTTCCCGACCCGAAGGTCATCATTTATTTTTATCGACTTCTACTAATTTTTTTAATCCCCTAATGACGCATTCCGAAAATGAAGGCTTGTGACTCAATAGTTTTTCGTGCGTTGCTCTGTAAATCTCAACCCTCTTCAAAAGTTCTTTCGTTTTACTATCATCTGGAAAATAAATAGTTGTATTTGCCATATCAACCTCCTTTGTAAACCAAATATATCATAATATATTATATTTGTCAAGAAGAAAGCTGTTTCTTTTTATATTATAGCTATTTCGTGGGCGATAGAGTCTGTAGAGCCTCTATTTTTTCTACAATTCTTTCTAGCTCTAAAACAGTATAAAAGCCTCCGTAGGGATTTTTCTTAGTATCATATTTTAAACCTACTAAATTTGAAACCTTTATCGTAGCCCGAAGTCTAGCTGAGACCTTAATCTTATTAACCATTTTAATCAATCTCCCTTTAGATTTGTCGTATTTTTAAGACGTTCCGCCCAATGATACTTCATAAATTCATCCCATAAACCTTTCTCAACCATAAACGTTAAAGCGTCTCTTCTCAGTTCGACGTTCTCTTTTAAGACAATTTCAAATGCATCTAATACTTTAATTAATTCTTCTTTATTCATATTTATTTAATATTTTTTTTATTTTATTCTTTCTTATATGCAAATCTTCTGGAATAATATTAATATCTAAAAATTCTTTAATTTCTTGGAAACTATAGCTTAATAGTCTATAAAATCTTATCAAAGAAATTTTATTTTCTTCTTTTATAGTATATAATACGGGTTTTCCGCTTTGACCTAATTTCCCACCTGTTCTTAATATTGCTTTATTTATCCAAGAAGGACAAATATTTAATTCATAAGCAAGTTGAGTTAAACTCTTCATTTAATTTCTCGTTTAAATCCATTTTAGGCCACTTTATAAACCTACCTATAGTCCATATCCCTTTTCGTCTAGACTCATCCCCACAGGTCTCCAGTAAAGAATTTGCCCTGTTCTAGAGGTCTATCTAGGTCAATATTCACTAGGTAGGATTAAAATTCCATTAATTGACCATAATGTAATTTTATTCATTGGAAAATCAGACCAATTAATATTCTCTTTATAAAGGGAATTACCATTACCGTCTTCGCATTCAAGGACTGCTGAGCCGTCAGGATTTTTCTGTAAAATCCAAACTCCAAATGCCTCCATTTTAGCTCTCACCTCTTCATCCTCTAAATGTTTAGTTGTTATTAAAATTTTATCTATTAGCCAATAAGCTCCTCCCTTTTCGGCCATAAACGCAACACCATCTGTGTAAACAAATCCTGATAGAGAGTGTCTATAATAATGTTCCGTTCCTGTAAATTGTATTAAATCATATTCACTTAAAATCTTTTCCGTTTTGACTGCTTCACCCCTTTTAACTACCTTATTATTTCCGTCCCCCATCTTTCTTCTCCTTTCCAAAAGATACGGTTACGTTGCAGTATGGACATACCCAACTTTTTCCGTCCTTCATCATCGGTTTATTACATTTTTTACAATTCATTTTTACCTCTCGATTAAAATATTTTTCCCGTTTCAATATCCTACTTCAGTTTTTCGGTCAGCTAAAAATCTATTAATATTATAATATAAAGCTTCATGGTTATTCATCCGCTCTAAAACTTTTAATTCTTTTGGAGTTAAATGATTGCATTCCCTAACTCCATCTTCAAACTGACGAATTAGATATTCCTTTTGTTTTTTATTTAACGTTCTAGACATTTTATCATCCTTTATATTTGATATTTGGTTTAAATTTTAGTCCATGACCTATCATTTTATTATCGCATTCGCCACACCAACGTCGTTCTTTGGCTCTCTTCATTCGTCCAAATCTAGCCCCACAAGCCGAACATACCGCAACCCATTTTCTTTCGACTTGAAATTCATTGGAAAGAAGCCTATTAGGTCTACACCCAAGGTCTAAACATTTCTTTTTCCAAACGTTATCATGCCCATGACCTATTCCGATTATAGCGTGTGCTATTTCGTGGAATATCGTATCTAAGATATCTTCATCAGACATTATTTCTATATATTGTTTTGATATTCTAATTTCTTTTTCATAGGAAAAACATACTCCCGCTCGGCTATAAGCTCTTTCTGCTTTTATTTTCCATTCAGATAATCCATTTTCATCAAGTTTATTTCTTCCGAGCGTTATTACTTCTTTCACATTCATTTATTTTCCCCTCTACTTCTTTTCCCTTGAATACTGATTTGAAGGACAACTACACTTTTTACAATCAGATAACTTTACGTCTCGGGTAAGTATTACATCACAATGTTTCCCATTACTATCTAAATAATAACCGTTACATCCTGATTTTTCTTTTTTCATTTTGTTTCTTCCTCCTATTATATTATAGCCATCATCTTTTATTTGTTCCATCTTATAACATAATATAACATACTAGAATGTTCTGTCAAAATTTCTTTATAATATTTATTTAATCTTTCCATGAAATCTAGCTTCAGCTACCAAAAGTAATAACTTTTCTTTAGAACCTTTAACTTCAACATACTCAGAAAAATCTGGGAAGAAACTTTTCGCAGGTTCGAACACTAATTCAGCCCTTAATTTTATAGTATCTATATCCGGAGAATCATCAAAAGTTAAAATTAAAGGCTCTTTCGAAGCTAAATTTTTTGTATGAGTTTTAATCAATAATTGCCAGTTTCCCTCTTTAGGCTTTTTAGCTATTACAAAAGCATAACCTTTATCATTTCCTCTAAGTCTTTCGCAATGCCAAACCCCAAGAATATAATCATTTTTATCTATCATTTTCGTCACAATCTAAATAATTCTCATTTTCCGCAACCTCTAAATAACTGACTCCATCTACATCTAATTCTATAATATCTGAATTTATCATCCAACAAATATAATTTGCTCCCCCGTCTTCGTTGTCAATTATATTTTTAATACTTTTGTTTTTATGTTTTCCGAACCAAATTATTTTTTCAAGAGTAACTAATTGGGCAGGTTCTTTGATTTGAACTTTAAAATTTCCCATAAATTATACCCACTTCCTTATCGTGAATAATTAATGCAATCATTAAATAATCCCTTTTCAAGCTTACTAGATATATTATAAAATCTAGACGTAGAAGTTTTCTCTTTCCAAGCGGTATCTTCAATTCTTTGATAAGTCTTTGGCGAAGGAGTAGCGCAACCCATTAAAAATATAAATAGAATACAAATGATAAAACGATACATATTTATCCCTCCCTTCTCCTATTTTTCTCTATAGCTTGTTCAACAAAATCAACCAACTTTGACAACCCTATATATAAAAAATATATTATTTTTTCAGCAATTAATGTAAGATATTTCATAATTCCTCCATTATATTTTCTAAATTTAATTATTAATGATTTTTACCTTGTAGATAAGATAAGATTCCCCAAATACAATCTTTGCGCCATCTTTAAATTTTACAAAATAACTCCATTTTTTTACTATTGGTCTAGTTCTTACATTTAAGTAACTCATCGATATAATACGACCATAAGTACCTACTCTTTCTGTTCTTATCTTATCTAAATATTCCCATACACCAATCGGTTTTCCCCATCCGCTAGCGGAATCAATATACACTTCGTTGATGCAAATATTACCTACATCTACTATTTTAACTAAATTGCCTATAAAAAATGCTGGTTTTTGAACATGGCATTGTTCCATATTCTTTTTATAAAGTAAAACTTTTTGTCTGTCTGTAAATGCTTTCATTTTCCCCCCTTGGCTCTATCTTCATTAAATATATCTCCGAGGTCATTATCGGTATTAGCTTTCTTAGAATCTACAAATAAATGAAAACAACCATCTCCCTTTACTGCTTCCCACTTTCCTTTTGTATGTGGCATAATATCCTCCTTAGTTAAATGGTCATCACTAATAGTAAATATTTACCCATAGTCTAGGTCCTTTTGTCTATGAAACCCTCTGTACGTTCAAGTATAACCCTTGTAGGCCATTCATCCGCTAGTAGTAAGAGAATTTCAGCCTCTTCCGTAATATCAGCGTTAAAATCGATTTTATTCATTATTCTATACCACCCTAACTTCATTTCAGCAGACTTGATTTTTCCTTTAATCTCTGAAGGAGTTAGGCTTGAATTTATAACTTTAAAGGCTGAAGTAATCTTTAAGGTTTCCATTCCTATCATATTTTTATAATTAAGGCCGAACATCACAGGCTCATTCTCTTTACATTGAAGGATATCAAATTTATTTTTCTCAAATCCTTTGTTTGTAGCCACAAGTATTTTCATTTTTTATTTTCCCTAAACCTAAATTATCGAATTTTTATTTCTTGGCTTCTCTTGCAATCTTCTGGATTTTTATCAAGTCTAAATATTCTTAATTTTTCTTGCTCTATATCCTGTGAATTTCTCTTGTCATTTGTTCCTACTACTCTTGGATGCCTTAGAGCCCCCGTTTTAGTAAATTCTTGGCATTCTATTTCAATCGTTTTCCCGAGATATTCGTTTGGGTTATCTTGCATATCCTGTCTTAAAACATCTGAAAGTCCTCCGGCATATGTAAGTTGTTTTTCTCCATAAAATCCTATCCCCACGCTTCCGACTTTACCTTTATGCTTTCCCGCCCCATCCTTAAACCCTGTCACTATCATTGTGAGTCTAGTATGTTTTTTAACTTTTAATAAACTATGTATATCTCCATATAAACCATCTAGATTCTTTAACATTATTCCTTCTTTTCCCATTCCAATTTCTAACTCATAGAATTTTTTCATATTCTTGGTTCTTTGTACAAGAATTTCTATTGTCGTATCAGGATATTTTAATCTTATTTTCTTTACTATATCTTCTAATATAATTCTTCTTTCACGAAATGGTATGGCTCTAGCGTCTTTCCCTTGATACTTTATTAAATCGAATGTTCTATATTTAATCCATCCGATATCTTGCTGTCTTTCCCAAGCGTGTTCTGGGCTCGCCCCCACTATACTTTGTGTAGCTCCCATCGTATCTATTTTAACGGGGGCAATCCCTTCTCCGTCAAGTATCGTTCCCTTAAATTCTACCAATTCTAAATCTCTTAAATGTGGGAAGTTATTCGTTCTTTCCATAAATTTTTGAGTCTTATCGGATATCCTTCTAGTATCAAATCTATTGCCTTCTGGAGTTATGTGCATCTTGAGTCTCGTCCCGTCCAGTTTTTCTTCGGCAATCCATCCGTACGTCTCCCAAATGTTTTCGGGGATGGTATATATCGCTCCACCGCTAGCTTTTGAGGCTTCAATTTGTTCTAGGTCTAATTCATATTTTTTAATCGTTCTATTCATCTTCCCTCCTATTATATTATAGCCATCATCTTTTATTTGTTCCATCTTATAACATAATATAACATACTAGAATGTTCTGTCAAAACTTCTTTATAATTCGTTTATCTCTCACAACATTTTTTAAATTTTTATTAAAACTAAAAAACCTTCCGCCATCAATTCCAATTATAATTATAGAATTTATGGAGCAATTCTCTTTCTTTACTCCTAACCGACATCATTCGATTAGATTCGTTACCCCTTATCTTTAAGTCATGAGTAACATATTTTGTAAAAGTATTATATAGGCCCCAAACTCCAAGCTTTTTAGTTTCGTCAATCGCTTCGTTCCAGAGTTGCTTCCCGAGCCTCTGCCCTATATTTACATCTTTAAAAAATTGTTCAACTCTTGACTCTGAAGGCTTAATCTTCATCCAATTTCTCCAAATCTCAATCGTAGGGCCAAATTCCTTCATCTTCTCTTTTATTACATCTTCGAATCCATCGGTACTAATGTTTCGAAAATGCCTCATCGATAATCTAGCCATAGCCTTTGGAACAACAAGACCATTTGTGCAAACTAGACGGTTAGCATTCAATTCAAATCCAACTCCAAATTGTAGATTAAAAGAATTAAACGCTCTTAGGCCAAAACTAACTACATCTCCAACGGCAACCTCGGTCTGTAATGCCTGACCATTTCCGATATCATACTGAGCAAACATCACCGAACCATCCCGACAAACATCTATTCTTTTTCTTTTAAGAAACTCCATTGAATCAAAAGTTTCAATTACTGTTCTGTGATGAATAGGAGTATATGAGTTTCCTACTATCCCGAGAACTTTACCAGAATCAGTTCTAACTACCGCCTTTCTGTCTGGAATTTCTTCCCCTCCGTCAACTTTAATTCCCTTTAACTCTACGTCGAAATTCACTTTTTCCATCTTTGACCTCCTTCAATTTGATTATGGCCATAAAATCAACACTATAATCCTAGTTTATTTTTAACCTCATCGATACATTTATCGTACATCTGTTTTGCCTCTTCTATCGAAGGTATTTTATACTTTTTCTGGAAAATTTTACATCTATAAAAACAACCATCTGTGTTTGTACCTTTCTCGGCGAAAGGGCATTTATGATTTTTCCTTTTATATTTTCTTGTAAACATTTGAGGACTTTCATATTTAACTTTACCTATTTTATCAAATTCTTTAGGCCACATTGCTGTTTCTCTGGTAAGGTGTTTATCCTTAGACCAATTAGTTTCCGTTACTTCCCCTGCACACAATCCGACATTAGTTACAGTATGTTTATAGCCTGTTTCTGTGCTATCTTCGAAAAGAATCTTTTCGGTTTTGTCTAAGTCAATCCGAAGTTTCTGAAGTAATTCTAAATATTGTTTATCAGTTAAATATATACTCATCTTCTTCCTTTCATTTGTCTTTCGTGGTATTATAGCCATCATCCATAATATCTATCATTCATCCCTAAATTCGTGATAATGACTATCTGCTTCATTCGGTATTTACCCATGGTCTAGGTCGTATTTCGTCTGAAACCCTCTGTAATCGACTGTGGTCAAGGGTTTCGGGCAATTTAGGGCCTTCTTCCACAAAAGATAACACGCATATAGAAAATAAAATTAATATGGCTATAGCCGGAATTAAATACCATTGTATTGCTATTTTGTCATCTATTAAGTTCATAATCTCTCTTCTTCGTTTTAAATTGCTTAAGGTGTGATTTCTTCATTCCAATTGCTTTCAGCCCATTTTTTATATTCTTCTTCTTTTTTGATTTGATAAATTAATATTTCTTTTATTATTCCAATCGGTCTATAAACGAAACCTGTTTTAGTAACAACTTCGTAATCATTATCGCAATCTTCAAGCCATTTGTTTATATTTTTAAGCTCATTTAGCATATCATCTTTCACCTTGTCTTCGGCTCTTGTGTTCCATGCTTTCATTAATTCTTTTTCAGATAATTTGAAGCTATTAAAACCAACTCCACATTCTTTACAATAGATAAAACTCTCTCCCATAAAATGATTATCTCTTCCTATCGGCTCGTAGTTATATTCTGCTTCTTCTCCGCAAAACGGACATGGTTTAAGTTTTTCTTTATTCATTAGTTACCTCAAGTTCGATTGTTAATAATCCTTTTTCTCCAAGAGTATAAAAGTCTGGAATATGTTTTCTTGTCGGAGAACTTATCTTAGCGCTTACGATGTAGCAACTTCCAGCATCAAAATGTTTTGCAAGAACACTGCTTAACTCTTTTATATTTATTTTTAATGAGGTTACTTTTTGTTCGTTCATTTCACACACTCGGTGTAAAAAATTACTAAATAATAATGCAATATTGCCTTTAAGTTGGAATCAAGTTTTATATTATCTTTTGCTAAACACAAAGCGTAAAATGCAGAATTTCCACCCATATTAGCTGCAATAACATTTGGATGTATGCCCAACCTCTTTGCTGCTGCCTTTCTTACAGTGTAAACATCACCTATTTTTATCTTCATTGTTCACGCTCCTTTATATAGATTAACTAATCAATTCTACAAGGTCTTGCATGTAAATCCAAACTTCATTTAAACCACCACTATGGCCTTCTTCCCATGCCTTTGACCATAGCTTTTCTTTCTTTTCGTTATTTTGAATACTAAGTTCTTTAAAAGCATCTTGCTTAAATTGTTCATTCAATCTATTACCTTCGTCATGATACTTTTGGCGTCCTTCTCTAAATCTAACCATCAACGACTCATAAACCCTTAACGAACTCGTATAATTTCGTGCTTCATTAGATGTATGGCCTCTTTCTAGGAATGGTTTATGAGGTCTATATGGATATTCCATTAAATTTTTATATTTTTCAAAATTCATTTTTCATGCTCCTTTTCTTTTGCGTGTATTATAAATTGGGATTTTCTCATCTTCTTTTTTGTAATACGTTCCATACCATTCCAAGTTATCCGAACAATTATTCTTTCTGTTTTCATCTTTATGTCTTACAAATCTGAGACATTTATTATTCCTTACAAAGGCAATAGCAACTAATCTGTGAACCATAACTCTTGTCCTTTTTCTGTTGTTCCATAAGGCAAGAACTTCATAACCCCGAGCGGAAGTAAATGATTTCATAATCCTTCCCATATCTGTTATCCAGATATTGCCGTCATTAGTTATCCGGTACTTAGGAAACCCTACTATCTTTTTATATCCCGCTCTAGTTAGGTCGTCTTCAAGCATCTTTGTCCTCAAGTCTTTTAATATTCTTATTAATCAATCCGTTTATTCCATTTTAAAATATTAGTTAATCCAAATACATCACCAGATTCAAGGGTGCAACCACAATCAACACAAGATATAATCATACTTTGACCCCTTGTTCCCTTTCTTTCTATTTTTGCCTCTCCTCCGCAAAATGGACAAGGTTTTAATTCTTGCGTACCCTCTTTCCCTTTAATTTCTTTAGGCATTTGATAATCTTCACATTTAATATTCACACAAACCCAATAAGGAGTCATTCTAGTTTCCCCATTAATCGTATTAAAACGTTTTTCAAGACTACAATTACATTCTTCGCATCTAGGTTTAGTCATCTTTCCCTCCTATTATGTTATAGCTATCATCCGTAATTTTAATCATCTATCATCCCTATTCTCTTTGAACGATAATACCTCTTTTTTGAAATATTTTTTAGATTTTAGCAAAAGCTTTTTTCCCTGATAATATGCACGATTATATTCTATCCTCTTCTCTCGCCGGGCATCATCATATTTTTTATAATATTCACGCATTTTTTCTTTATATTCTTTAGTCTTTTTATAAGGATGATTAGACGATTGATGAGAATGCCATTTTCTATATTCATCGGGATATAAATCTTTTTTTCTCTCAATAACTTTTTTTGACGCTTTCTTTTGATATTCTTGTCCATATCTCTTTTTAACGCTACAACTAATGCCTCTGGCGTATAAATCTCGATAATGTTCTTTTTTGTCTTCCTTCGACATTAAGGCTATTCTTATTGTCCCTTGAGCAATATTAAATTTTCTCCCTAAATCTCGTTGCGAAAACTCCCCAGTTGCATATAATAATTTAATGTTATCTATATCTTTTAAAGATAATTTCGCACTTAATTTTTCTTCTCTCTTATATTTAGGATATTTAGGTATCAATGATTATACCAACCTCTCCATTCATAGTGAGCAGGGTCAAAAGGTATCTTCCAACGTCCTCCCCAAGTCAACCCTAAATCTTCTCCCATTTTCCCAAGTTCCAAGTATGGGGCTTCTTCGTAGGCTAAAATTCTTTTCCCATCAGTAAAATATATATCGGCTGCTAGTCCTAATGTATGTTTAGAAATTCTAACAGTAGTCGTGTTCTTCCCTTTCTTATAGAGCTTATCCTGTCGCTCTTGAGTCCTATAAGTTTCTGCTAGTATTATTTTATATTCAGGCCATCGTTTCCTAGCCGTCTCGAGCAACTCTTTTACTCTTTTACTCGCTTCAAACTTCATAGAACTTAATTTCTTTTCATCAGTAGCATTCATAGCAAGTGCCGTCCTAGCGTGCATTGGACTAAGTATTAATGCCAGTAGTATTAATCTCCTTAGTATTAAGTTTTTTGTCATCTTGTCCTCCCTTTGTTTATCTTCTGTAGTATTATAGCTATCATCCATAATATATATCAACTATCATTAATCATTTATAAAAATGTTCAATAGCACTCCATCGGTAAAAGTATATCTCTTGATATTTATAAAATTCATAATCATTGGGAAATCGTTTTATATCTTCTTCTATTTCTAAGGCTATCTCGCATCTTTTAAAAAACGTTCTTTTACTTATTTTTTTAGCCTCATCGATAATCTTTTCGAGCTTTTCCATCTCTCTGAAAGGGTTATCTACACAAGTTCCTATAAGTGTCTTCTTTTCCATATTAATATCTTCCCGTTCTCATTACAAAATCTCTTTCAGTTTCACTTGTTCCTCTTCCATTCAAGGCCTCTTGTATAATTGTTTTAGAATATTTTTGTTCTAACTGTCCGTGTTTCATTTTCTTAGCTTCTTTTCTGACCTTTCGGAGAACATTTTCATAGGAAATATTTTCATCAATCTGTGTATAAAATCTATCTTTTACTCTTCTAATCCTATTCATATCCATTATTTTTCTCCCCTTTATTCATGTTGTTTTTGTTCCTATAATATAATATAACATATTATAATATACTGTCAAGAGAAGAATTTTCGATATTTTAAAAAAAATTTCAAAGGCAAAAGGGAAGAAAAAAAACGCTTCATCTATATTTTACACTTAGCCTAAAGCTTAATGCGTATAAATGAAGCGTTATATTTAATTTATTATATTTTAGTCTATTACATTAAATTCAAGAGTGAGGCCTTCCCTTTTAGCCCCTTGAGATAAGTCTATTGTTACTTTTCCTTGATACTCTCCTACCTGAGCCAACTCGCCATCTTTAAATTCATAAAGAGCTTGACCCAAAGCTTCGTCTGTTATTTTACATTCACCTCCACCTATTCTCTTATTTGTATCTTTTGATATAAAATCAAAAATTACCTTCGAGCCTATAAGTGGAATTTCTTTTTCGTTTGTCCTAATCTTAAAGAGAATAGGTGTTCCATAATCATTTTTCTTTAAAACAATCATAATCTGACCTCCATTTATTTTATTATCTTCCTATCTTAACTTCTCCTACTTCGTCCAACCAAAAATCTGAAACAAACCAGCCCTGTTTCTCTATAGGAATTTTAGTCTCGGGCCAAGTTAAAATAGCTTTTCCCTTTTTATCTGTAGAAACTGTCCCTTTTGGAATTAAAACTATCGCCCCTTTAGGAACATTAAAAATATCCGATTTCTCAATAGGATATAATCTTACTTCTTTTCGTAATAAACTACAACCGCTTTGACTTACCAAAAGCACGATTAATACGAGAAGGGTCCCGAGAGTCAATCCCTTTTTCAATATCATCTTTGACCTCCTTTCTCATTTTTGTTCTTTTCTTTATTTTATCTAAAAATAATGTTAAAAGTTTACCTGATAATTTTATAAACCCTAAAATTGAAGCCCACATAAGTCACCTCTTTGTAAAATGTCGCAGAGGGGCAGATAATCTCTAGGTGCGAACTAGAGCGAAAGGAGGTCACTTCCGTCCACCCCTCCACTTGTTACGTTAAATTGTCCATCCCATTCCTAACAACCATCGTTTAATTTTTTCTACAAAATTATTGACAATATCATAATATTTATTTAAAAATGCTATGACTTTCTCGTCAATATCCGTCCAAAAGAAAACTACTTCACAGATTCTAGTCAATCCCACCAAAATTTCTTTTATGATAGGAAGGACAACCTGAATTATCCCCAAGACGACAGGAATTAAATTTTTTATTTTTGTTATCATTTTAATCACTTCAACCACCTCCTCTTAATTTTATGTTATTTAACGCTATTTCAACCTCTTCCAAATTATTCTTTTTGATAACCATTAATGCGGCCAAGAGTTTCAATCATTTGCTTATGTTCTTCTCTTACATATCTAGAGGCCTCAGAAGATGAAGCTTCGTGGGTATCTATTTTCTGCCACAGCTTGTCAAAGCCTGTTTCCATCTTAGAAGCTACTTTGTCCAGAGTCTCACCAACTTTTTCTATTTTGCTTACGGTTCTAATGACAAAATACTTTATCATCCAGATAAAAAGACCAGTCATCACTATGGTCAAAAAAGCTCCTACTCCATATTTTACATATAATTCCACAATTTCTATGGATATCATCTTTGCTCCTCTCTTACGATTTCATCGGAATCTACTATAGCGGAAGCTATATACGGTTCTTTTGAAATGTTCTTAGCAAAAAGACCCTGTGATAAAATTTTGGGTTTCTGCTTATTAAGATTAACCACTTCTTCCTTCTTCCTTTTAACTAACCTATTCTTGACGATTTTATATGCTTTAATGTTATCCCAATCTTTTACAATAGCTATGGGAATAAAAAACTCCGTTAAACCATGATTCTTTATTTTCCAAAAATTAGATATCTTAGCCGTATCATTCGGAAATCTACGGCTCAAATATTTTTCATCCGTAAACATAAACTGAACATCGCCATTTTTGTCATATCCTAATAACATTTTTATCCTTTTAAATCTTTTGCAAACACAGCAAAATCAACCTTATTGATTCTAGAAATAGCATATATTTTTTTATAAACCGAAGCCGAACGGTCATAAATATATAAAATTAAAGCAGCAAATATCCTTATCGTATCAAGTTCGGTCTGCCCCATTTTATCCCAAAACGCTATGCCATGTTGATTAAATATTGTATCTTTAGCGAACTCGGGAGTAAATACGCTCATAGTTCCATCAGCAATATTATGTTCATAATACGTTAAAGCAGTATTAACATATCTAAATAAGCCCCATTGTTCTGGGCTTAGTCCTCCCCCAACCCATAAATATGATGTTGTCGAATTCCACTCTCTAACATTCGCTAAAACTCCAACACTATTTTCATTAAAATCGGCTAAGCCCGGTAACTTAACATTTACGCCAAAAGTATTATCAGGCCATAAAGCATTAGGGATGAGGGATAGACCTGCACTTACGATATTAGAGACATTAGGTCTAAGTTGAACAACGTTCCCCTGTGCATCACTAATCTTTAGTCCATAAGGCATTATGATATCCCCGCATAATTTTTTAAATAAACAACATAATCCACTTCACTAACTCCATTAGAGCCTATTGAGTTTACATTCTTAACCCCTCCGGCCAAAGGGGTATAATTTATTCCTTCTATTTTAACTTCTTTGCTTGCATCTCCCCAATATGTTCTAAATTTTCCGTTTTGCGTTCTTTGAGCGTATGCCCAAAAATATCTAGTAAAAGTCCAAGTAGCGGGATTCAATCTTATCCATCCAAGCCCTCCGGTAATAAAAGATATAGTAAAGCTAAACGGCCAACTAGCCTGCAATAAACCACCCAAAAATTCACCGCTTCCTTTTAGCACGAACCTCAAAGCATCTGTGGTTACAAGAACCGTATCAGGGCAAGCCCAAGTTCCGCTAACAGCCCCTTCTGCAGTCGAATCCGTAACGTTCCATCCCGCATCATTATAAGCTACATCCGAAGCTAATAAGTCTTCAGTTCCATCTGAATGAACAATATAAATATCAAACGTACTAATAGGGCCCTTCCAAAAAACATTCATCCACCATCCGCCATAATCTATGTAAGGGCACGTAATTTCATAATTATTTTCGGCTGACCCTTGAACGGTACTCAAAGAATATCCTGATTTATTATTTACAGATATATTTTCATACCTTGCGTATAGAGCAGTCGTAGCAGGGGTGGCAGGAGTAGTTTTTAAAAATGAATAATACATAGAAGCAAATAATCTTATCTTTGATGTTTCTACTTCGTTTCTATCCCACCCGACTAATAAACCAGAACTTAAAATCGAGTCCCAAGTAAGCTGATTGCCGGGCGTCATCGCTCCCGCCGTCCAAGCCGTCATTACTCCTGTATCTACATTTTTCTCGTAATACGTAATAGCACTATCACCAAAAAAGCTTCCCCAAAATTTATTTCCCCCATCATAGGCTAAAATATTTACTTTAGCTTTCCAATCAAAATCTCTTACCTGACATAAAACCCCAATATAATCAGAATTTATTTGCTCTAATACAGGTAAATCAATTTCAGCCCCGTAAGTCCCATCAGCGTTTAAACCCACAGGCAAAGAAACAGTTCCCGAGGCTACAATCGTCGCAACATCTGGGATAAGAAAAGAATTATTACCTAACCCATCGCTCACTAATAATCCATAATCTGTAGGACTAAAAATATAAACTAATCCCAAATAGGCCGTAACGGAAATCGCTCCGCCAGTAGCCTTAAAATAAATCTTTAACTTATATGCTCCCGAAGGAGCCGTCAACTCATCAGAATGAAGGGTATAATTTTGGACTGCCGACATCGTATCAATAACAATTTCAGACCCTACTTGGACATCAGAATCATCATACCAAAAAGCAGATAATTGACCCCCTCCCCCTACAGCGCATAATATTATTTTAACCCAAGCCCCTAACTTAAACTTCAATCCTTGCACGTTATATCCAAAGTCTACAGTCTGAGCAGTTCCTATATTTCCGTCGACCGTCTTAGCTAATCGTCTACAATGGTCACGAATATAAGCATTAGAATATGAATAAACATATTGAGCAGTATTAGTAGGATAACCACCGCCCTCCCAAACAGTATTCCAGTCAGATGCAGTTAAAAAATCTGGATTTTTTATTAAATTAACTACACTCATTAAGAAACCCCCAATGAAACATTCTCATTAACAGCTATTCCGTCTAGTCCAATCTCGATATACTTTGGTTGCGGATTATAATGTTTAATGAATACAGAATAATCTATTTTAGAAACTCCTTTGTTTCCTATCGAATAAACTTTTTTATAAACTCCAGCACTTGAATCATAAATTAAATAACACATTCCCGCAAAAAGTCTCACCTGAGTAAAGGTCGTCTGACCCATTATATCCCAAAAGGCTACAGGGAACATTGAGGCGATATAATCAAATGTAGTGGCATCTCCATTAGTTAAATTTCCCGCCGTCCAAGCCGTCATTTGCCCGTTCGCTTTATTATGCTCATAATAATTTTCACTTGAATCCATATAAGCAATAGCTTGAGGATAGACGCTTACTAAAAGCTCAATATTCGTTATCGCATAAGTAAACTCAACAGGAAACAATAAAACTCCAACATCCGCTAAAGGAACAGCACCTAAATCTGAAAGAGCTATGTCTGTTCCATAAGTCCCGTCTACATTTAAAGCGTTAGGCATCGTAACCCTTCCCGCACTAAAAATCGTAGAAACATCTGCAGTTAAAATGGTGAACAAATTTTCATCAACAGGACTTATAATTTTAACTCCATAAACCTTTATATCTAAAGTGACACTCTCGCTTACTATAATAGTTTCGCTTCTATCTAAAACTTCTCTTTCTACTTCGTCTACGTCAATTAAAATAATATAATCATATGCAAATATCGCTAAAGCGCTTATTTCGTTTTCTTCAGCAATCGATATAGATTCATATAATAATGGTAAATCCATTAGCTAACATCTCCTAAAACTACAACTAGATTTCCGCCCGCATCATAAATCTTTAAAGAGTCTCCAGACATTTCAACTCTTGGATTAGTCGCTGAAGTTCTAATCGTAAAACCTGTTAATGTTCCTACGTTTATTTTATCCGCATTCAAATTTAAAATTTTAGCAGACGTAATAATAGCATCCTTAATCTGAGCCGAAAGAGTTATTAATTCTCCTGTATAAAGTTTCCCTGCGGTAACAGCTTCGGCTGCTATTTTGCCCTCGGTAACAGCTAAATCTGCTAGTTTATCTGTAGTTATTGAGCCATCTTCTATCAAAAATTCGGAAAGAGGGTCAAAACTAATAGTCTTTTCAGAGGAGAAAGAACCCGCTCCGTAAGTATCTACCCCTCGAACCTTGAAAAAAGCTCTATCAGTTAATGCAAATTCATCCCCTACATCAGGCGTTCCAGAAGGCCAAGATGCTACAGTAACCTTTCCCGTAGAATCGTCGTAAGCCGTCGCTATAGCTACTTGGTCTTTATATGTTCCTGAAGTTTGTCTAACATAATCATGCTTAAACTCATCTGTTCCTGAGCCTATTAATTCAGCATCCGTAATACTAGTCGCATCTACTGCATCAGCTTCGGCGTTCACAGATGTTTTTCCTTGAATGTTAGCTTGAGTACCTTTAACTTTTTTTACAAGAAATTCTTCCCCGGCCCAAGCCCCAGTTTCCGATTGATAGACTTCGTAATATTGAAGGTCAACATCTGCCGAATCGCCCCAATCAAGGGTAGCCATCCCGAACCAAACAGTATCGGTGACGGTAGGAGCTGCAGGCGCAGAATTAGTTGGAGTAACATTCTGGGCCGTAGCCGAATAACTTCCACTTGTATTATAGGACTTAATGTAAATCGTGCCGGGCGTTCTCGAGGCGGGCTGATAAGTATAACTATTTACCAAGCCTCGATAGATTAAATCAGCACTATCTACTCCCCAACTATTATCAGCACTTCTTATTTCATATCCCGCTAAATCATTATTAGTTATTTTATCCCAAGTAAGTTCTAAATCATCATCAAAATTAGAGGCGAAATTTGCTACATCTGAAGGGATAGCGGGCAAACCTGATAAAGTAATATCATCATAAGGACTAGCACTTAGTTGATTTTCTTCTCCGTTGACGGTAATGGTAACAACTCTTACATAATATTTATTCCCTGATTTCAAATCCCCTTGAATCCTAAAATGAATATCATTAGATTCCCCTCTAAGGGCCCAGTTTAAATTGTCTTCGGATATATAAATTTTAACATGGTCGAATTGTCTAATAGCGTCTGTCATAGCAGGTTTATACCACCATACATCTATAGCTTCCTCTATAGTTCCATCGGGCATAGTCGCTAATCTTTCAGTAAGAGCTAAATCGGACACATTAGGAATTGTTAAATCAAGAGCAGAATACTTTGTATCAGGAATATCTACGGCTGTATCATCATAAATATCACTTTCATATTCAGTTCCAGTAACGTTTACGCCAAAGTCTCTATCTCGACCCATAGAAATAATACGAAAATCTTTTTTAGGAGCAGTTGATATACCGAAAGCATATGTATCATAAATCTGTGGGGCTTGAGAAAAGGCATCTCCTACAACTTCTATTATGCTCGTCGTTCCCACGCCCGTACTTACAACCTTTTCCTCAATCGTATCATCAGCAAATTGAACAAGTAAATGATAAGTTCCAGCAGCTAAAGTAACATTTCTATCTAAAACAACTTTGGTCGTAGTGGATGAGCCTTTAACCCTACCCGAATATCCCCATTGAGTAACGTCGTGAGAAAAAGAAATTAAATCACCAGCTTGACAAGCTACCGCATCTATGCCAGCCCCAAAAGATATAGTTTTGTTAATATATTTAGATTGCTTTAAAATATATCTAGCTTCCCTTAAAGCATAAGAAGACTTTGTAGTAAATATTTTAATAGTCCTTTTCCTCAATGGGTCTCCGGCAGTAAGGGCTACTTCGTCTATATAAGATATAGTCTCCTGTTTATAATCTTTTTCCTTGTCTAAAAACTGAACATCTATTACGTTAGGCTTATCTTTGATAGATTTCCAAGACTGACTAAAACTACCTTTCTGAACATTTCCCATTGTGAATAACTGAACGGCTGTATCAGGCTTATCTATTCTTACATTAATAGTTCCATTAGAATAAAAAGGTAAACCTCTAAAGGTAACACATAATTGAGAAATTAAATCCAAGGCTCTCGTAACGCTATCCAGAACTACATCTAATCTATATCTCTTTTCATAGCCTCCGGCTCCGTCGTCAATTTTTTCTTCGCAGACCTTAGACATCTCCACCGAAAGAGAAGCGTTTATCATATTTGTATCAATAAATTCTCCAAGTCCGAATCTTGTGTTTACCATTAAATCTTTTAAGCACCAAATCGGATTAGCGCAATATTGCTCTTCATAAGTTACCCCATCCCAAGTCAAAGCAGCTCCGCTTGCAAGAAGTTTATACTCAGCAGTAGAAGAATCATAATAATAATCCGCCCAATCTACATGAGTAGCGCCATTCATAACTTTAGGGCAAGATATCTTTTTTCCTTTTACAACGCAAGTAAAATTAGGCATACCTCCTGATAACTGGTCATCCGCTAAAGCTTCGACGCCTAATAAAGCTGTATTAGGATATCTAAAATCATCTGTCTTAATCTCATCTAATTGATTCCAAGTTAAATCTCCTTGTTTTATCGGACTAAGCTGAGAATCATCAGAAATTCTAGTTACCTTTATATCGTATTGTCCAGCAGTTAATCCTGTTTTGCGATAAACTCTTTTAACTACTGCCCGTGATTTAGCCGTGATAGTTGTCTCACCTAAATTCGTGTATGAAGGGTCAGCGTGAAGTTTGTATTCAACCTTATAGGTAACAGCCCAATCGAGAATATTTCCAGTAGCATCTTGCTGAAAGAGCCCGCTAGATAAGGCTAAATGAATTCCAAAAGATTCTACATCTGAGTCGATAGTCGTATAAACATGAGGATTATCTTTAGTCAAAGAAACAGTAACATCATAAAGATTATGGGCGTCTTCGAAGTTGGATATTACGGTCTGGTCATTTGTCCCCATCCGTTCATAAGTAGTAACATTATCAAAATTTGCGATTGGATTATCTTTTATCTTAACAGAGGCTATTTCTTCAATTTCCCCTTCTGCTAAAGCGAGCAAAACATTAAGATAATTCTTATCCCCATCATTTCTTATAAATGCATTTATAATATTTCCGCCAACTTTATGTTCTCCATAAATAACGGGGACGGTTCCGCCAACATCTTGGGTCGTTTGGATACCATTCCAACTATAAGTAGGTGAACCATCATCAATCCCTATTCCTAGAGTGTCATAACTAGCAGCTCTCGGAACTTGAAAAGCCGAATAAACTGTATAAGCGAACATCGCTGCTTGAGCTACACCCCATAGCAAACTTCCCCCGCCAAGCCAAACAAGAAACGTACTGATAGGCTCTTTAATTTTAGGAGTTATAATTATTTCATCATCATCGTTTACACCAGCATTCAAGTCGTCGACAATTTTCCCAGATACAATAATTTTATATTCAAGAAAAGGGTCTTCAGTAAGCAGGGCCAAAGATTCATTTATATAATCTTTAATAGACTTATCTAGAAAATAAGGCAGTTCATAAGAACTTCTGCCAGCTTCTTCCATTACATTTGGTATAAATTTAAGTATAACAGACATCAAAAACTCCTATTATAGATTATCTTCATTAAGACCATCCTCGTACCGATAAATACCTGTTAATCTCTGCTTCCAAACATTTCTCAATCTCGTTATTATAACCCCGACTGAACTCCCTTGAATAAATTCATCATTACTTAAATACACTCCTGCATGATAAGTCCTTCCGTTACCGTCGGAGAATAAAAGAATATCTAAAAATTTAGGGGTCGTTTGTTTAACCCATTTCTTATAATAATGTTCTACAAAATAATCTTTTCCATTTTTCGCCCAATCTTTTTCATAATTCATATCAAATAATTCAATATTTTTAATCTCTCTATAAATTAAAATAGGAAGCCCCCAACAATCAAGTCCGTCTAGGGTTCTTCCCAAGTGCTTATAAGGTATTCCAAGATATTTTGTTCTGACCTCTATTTCTTTTGTCATAACTTTTAACCTATTACTATACGTTTTGACGGGATAGAAGGAAATCCTCCAAATCGTTCTGAATTGGCTAGTACCCTACATCTCGCCAAAGTTTTATTGCATTCTGTTTCCCCTGCCGAATACCCACACTCAGTAGATTTAAACTTCCAATTACAAAAATTTCTTGAATATTTTCTGGTAGGCAACCCTATTCCCAATATATCAAATTTACTTGTCAAGAGAAAAGACGCATTATCTTGATTACTAGAATAACTATCTATATAATAAGTATCAGTTATATTTGCATCTGCGTCGTCTAATTTATCGGCAAATATCTGAATAATGGATACTTTTTTCCCTCTCCAATCATAATCTTCAAGATAAGCTTGAACAAGCCGAGAAGCGTTGCCGAGTTTAATGCTAACACTATCTATTTCTCCAGTAGTGTTCTCTCCTATCGTCTCGTGAGTAATAGGACATTTTACATATGCTTGGCCAGAGTAGACAATAGATGTTTTATGATTAGTGTAATAAAGATTATTACTAGCTCCATCCCAATCATATATTATATATAGGAAGATAGGCTGATTCGCTTCGGCATTTTTTCTAGTTATAAAATCTGAACTTGGTGTTCTCATTATGCAGGCGCTCCTATCGTATCATCTTCTACTATGGATATACCATCATTTACATCTATCCTCGCTAGAATTTCGAACAACCCTACATCTTCCGCTACCGAAACAGCATCATTTATCCCTAATTCTATAATAGGGTCATACATCGAAATAGATTCTATCATCGATATAGATTCATAAACAGGGCCTACTTCGACGGTAATGTCAAAAAGGTTAGCATATTCAGAAATTGATACTGATTCATACTCATTAAGCCATAGAGCCATATCAAACATTTCATTATATTCTGAAATGGCTATATCTTCGTTTACGTCTATTACGCAATAAGCTCCAAAAGGAAATTCAAGACCTAAAGAAACTCTCATTCTAAATGTATTATATGCAATTCTCTCCCTAGACATTGTTGATTCTTTAAATCTAACGTCATATAATTTTCCATCTAAAGGATTTGTAAATTTAAAAGCTTCATATTTACCATTTCTTGCTTTAAAAAAGTCCAAAATATCTTGAGACTCAGTCAAAGTTAATGGAAAGAAATTTAAAACAAAGGCCATATGGTCTTGTTCGTTTATAAGTCTATATTGCTTATCTCCATTTTCGAACACAGTTTCTTGAACGTCATAACCCGTTTCGTCCGTGAATGGATAATTTCTTGTAAACTGACCGAAATCCACTAAGGAAGCCATTTATCTACCCTCCGTCATAAAAGTTTTTCTGGTCGAACCTGACCTCGCCATATCCTCATTAATAACATTTACTATAACGCCTTTACCTTCCCTCGCCATAATGGCAGGTATCATTTTCTTATCAAATACACTTATAATAGTAATCGATTGACCATTACCTCCCACTTCGTGCTTAGGAACGACTTGCTCTCCTCTATGCAAATAATATGCACCTTCGCTCGGGATTGAATCAATCCCTCCCTGAGCTCTTGCCATTCCCGTTGTAGCTATCGTTCCCGTTGGAAGAGACCCTGCATTCGAGGCTACACTTGCTGTACCACCCCACCCAAACAGACTTGCAAGCCCCGATACAGCTTTAGCCCACATGGCTTTAGCCACCATATCAGCCAACATTTTAGCGAATGAAGCTCTTATAGAATTAGCAAAAGCGTTAAAATATTCTGAAGCACTCTTTAATTCTCCGCTAAAAACATCAAAAAATACACCCTGTAAAGTGTCACTCATCCCTCTAGCTACATCCTCTATTACTCTCGGCATCTCTCCAAAAACATCATTGGCATCTTCAGACATTTTGAGATATCCCGCTCCAATGCTATCCATTTTATCATTCCATTCCTTTAACGCATCATTAGTTCCTTCCTGTTTCGATAGCCAAAGTTCGTGCAGTTTATCTAATTGAATTTCAAGATTAGTAATTTCTTGTTCTTGCAATCCCTCTATATCTCGAAGGGCCTGTTTTCTATTTTCAATATCTTGAGCATAAGCCCACCGCTTAAACTCTATTTCGGACATAACAAGTTCGTTGGTGTCATATTGAATCTTTTTCTGCTCATTCAAAAATTCAACCGTTAATCTCTGCTTTTCTACAATAGCTTTATATTCTTCTTTGTGCGCACTTATAACTTCTTGCTGCAATTTAAGCTGTTTTAATATGGATTTAGTAATAAGGTCTCTAACCTTCCTATCCTTATCATTTTCGTCATTCTGTTTTTTATATAATTCAACCATTTCTAAAATTGTTTCAGAATGCTTCTTCTCCGCATCAGTTAATCCTTTTATTTTTAGAGTAGTTAAGGCTAAATGCTGCCAAAGTTCCACAAAAGTTTTATCCGCTTTCTCCATAGATTCTGTAGCATCAGCTTGAGCCTTTTTAAGTGCCTCCCAAGCTATAACCACCTCTTTTACGGCCAGAACTATAGCGATAATAGCTGCAGCAACAAGAGCAGCTTGACCGATAAAAAGTAAAAAGACTCCTTTGCTTAATGTAAAGACAAGAGCCAAACTAACCATAGCTGTTTTAACCTTCAAGGCAGCTAGAGCCACTAACCCGAGAGCCTGAGAGAAGCCTACCATTAACGGAGCTAGAGGGCCTAAGACTAAAGCCACCGTCCCTAAAGCTATTGCCAATAAGCCAAGAATTCCTGTAAGGTAAACAACATATTTTGATAAAATAGGAAATTCTTTCATCCACGATTTTATCCCTCTTAATCCATCAGCTAGAGACTGAACTAATTTAGTCAATACAGGCAATAATTTATTTCCAACTTCTATTTGAACACTTTGAAAGGCTGACATTAAAAGTTTTAACTGATTATTGAAAGATTGTAACTGAACCTTCGCTACTCGTTCCGCCTCTCCACCAGAATTTTTTAACGCTTCGGTAAGGTCAGTTATTCCTTCATAAGCAGCCTTTCCGCTTGCGTCAACACCTAATAGGGCCGTCATTAATGGACCCGCTCTTGTTCCAAATAATTCCATTGTTTGAGCATTGGATATTCCCGCTCGGTCAAGATTTCTAAGAACCCCTACCAAGCCGTAGGCGGTTGTATCAACATCTGAAAACTTCATGTTAAGCTCACCTAAAATTTCCTTTAATTTAGCTGATGGTTTCATCAACTCAGCCAAAGCTCTCCTTAAAGCCGTTCCAGCCATTGATGCGGGAAACCCTAAATCATAAATCTTACCAAGAGCTGCAGCCGTCTCTTCTAGCGATATATTAGCAGCCTTTGCTATCGGAGCAATATAAGACATTGAATCCTTAAGCTTATTAATCGTAGCTGCTGAACTTCCTATAGCCTTAGTGAAAACATCTGCCACTCTTTGCGTTTCATTTATTTGCAATCCGAAAGCTCTAACCGTAGACGTTACTGTTTCCGTCGCTGTCGTTAAATCTGCCTGCGTAGCTGCAGCCAAATCAAGCAAAGGCTGTAATTCTGCGATGGACATTTCGGCAGGCCTGAAACCCTTAGATGCTAAATCATACATAGCACTAGCTGCTTCACTAGCCGTAAATACAGTTGTTTCTCCTAAAGTCGTAGCAAGACCTTCCATAGATATTTTTGCTTTATCTAATTCCTCTCCCAGATACCCCGTAACAGACGCAGCATTTAAAATAGCTGACTGGAATTGAGCTGCCTCTTTGACTGCCATTCCAAGACCTATGGTGGCTGCAGCCCCCATAGCCAAAAAGCTCGCACCCATAGTCCTTAAAAGAGCACTATTTTTAGTGGCAAATCCTTTAATTTGGCCGGAAGCCGTTAATAGCCCCGCCTGAAGGCCTCTTACGTCTGCTCCCATTTTGACCATTAATGATGCGAATGGATTCATTTTTTATCCTTTATTATCGTTCTATCTATTCCGAACGAGTCTAAATTTTGACTATTTTCCCCTTTATTCATTTTCGATTCTTCTTTTTTTCTCATTCTTTCTTCCTCGAAATTTGTGACAACTAATACCGCCGAGTTAAAGCAAAATTCATATATGCTCATCTCTAAAACTTGATACGGAGTTATTCCGTATTTCTTAGCAACAGCATCAACTACAATCACTAAATCCCTATTCTTAAAAAAAATTTCTAAACTATCATCCATTTAATTTTCCTGAAATTACTTTTATAAGAAACATTTGGTCGGCCTCAGTAAGTTCAGCATATATTAAATGCGTTTCTTTTTTCTCCTCATTATATTTAAGAATTACTGGAGGTTCAATTATGCCTTGTTCAACGGTTATGCTAAGAAATTTTTCAAATAGTTCAAAGTTCTTCTTAGCTTCGGGTGATTCTGAATCAGTTACCCTTCCGGCATTAAGCTCTGCGATAAACTTAAAAAACTCATTAGGAATATCGGCTAATCCATTTTGGATATAATCCATTACACTCAAAGTCTTGACTTTAAACTTAGAACCCGAAGGAAGAGTTACTTCCTTCGGCTTTCCTATATTCTTTCTATATTCTTCTACAGTATTCATACCGTTACCAGACATAATTGACCTCCCATTTTTTTTAAATGACTGATTATTCAGTCATCGTGTCTACTATTGCTCCGTACTCTTTACCTGCAGCTAAATCAACATCAGGAAGTATTCTGAATGTTACAGGGATTACAGTTAATGCATCTTTCTGTAAAGGCATATCCCCAACTTCCCAAATAACTGCTTTATGACAAGTGAAAGTTCTGTCATAACCTTCAGGAGATTTACCTGTAAAGGCCAAGGAATACTCCACTACATCTGCGTTCATACCCCAAGAAAGAGTTCTTGTAGGCGAAGACTCCACAACCGATTCAGTTTGCTCCCAAACTATTTTAAGATTCGCCAAAGTAGCTTCAGCTAGATTAGTTTGGACTTCAAATGATTCTCTTATTTTATGGACTCCAACCGCAGCATAACTTTGGTCTACTTCTTTATCCATCCTGTCACAATTTTTTACAACCGTAACTCCACCGGAAGTATAACCAATGCTAGTACCGTTTACCGTCATTACTCCTACACCTATCAAAACATTAGTCGCTACATAATTACCCATCGTTCAACCCTCCTTTAATTTTTACCAATCTCTTTTTCGCTTCCTTGTAGGGGCTACTTCAGAATCCCCTACAATAGCATCTTGTCTTGCTATAAGCTGAAACCTCAAAACTCTCTCATAACTTTTTTGTTCATCATTCCAATACGTAGATATGAGGTCGCCTGTATATGAACAATCATACACAAAAGTTTCTTCACTTACATCTAAATCAGACCCATCAAGCAATAAGATAAGCCTTTCGGCCATATCGTCTATATTTAGGTCATTATCTCTATCGTAAACCCTGACTATCAGGGGTATCGTTCTTATTTGAGGAGTAAAATCTGTAGTCGCCATCGCTGTCTGCATATAAAATATTATAAGCTTGCTCCAGCTTCCAACAGGCGAATAGGCTCTCCTCATATTTTTTTTCGTTTCAGTATATTCTACCATTTTGCATAAATCTTGGTCATTTTTCAAAATATTGATTATGCCTTTATATATATTTTTCACAATCGACTCCTAACGGCCATTGATATTTGAATCTTAAAATAAGCTAAAGCTTCTCTTCCCACTTCCATAAGAGCGGGATAAAGAAATCCACCATCCGGCAAAGACTCTACGTGAGGAGCATAAGGAACATCTGTTCCTATGAAGCCTTCTATTTCAAAATTCCCCTTCCATTTAGCCTTTGATTTTATATTTCTCCTCAAGTTACCAGTTTTAATATGCATTACATGACCATGTTGACCTGAAATATTCTCTTTAGCTCTTGTCGCTACTATAGCTGACGCTCTACCCATAGCCCTCAAAGCCTCGTCTCGAACTACTTGGTCAAGAAGCTTTAACTTAACTAATGCCTTAGGGACGCCTGAGATTACAAAATCTACTTTCATTATATATCAATCCTCGATAATAAGCCCTCTAAATGATGTACCTTTTGATGGGTTCTAGCTGCCTTTAAAAATACTACCATATAAGTTTGACCCGCCTTATCTTCTTTTACCTTGTCTCCTACCTTAATGTCGACGAATTTATCACACATCATTTTCATCGAAACAATATAATTTTTGCCTTCTACCGAAAACGTAAAAGGCTGTCCTCTAGTCCCATAAATCCGACAAACAACATTCCAATTCTTTTTATCCCATTCAGAAGTCACCCCTCCGAAATCATCACCCTCGGTTGAACGACGATAAATCGTAATGGTATTATTCAAAAATCTTTTCAAATCAAGAGACGCCATAACCTAACCAATTATTTTGATATTGTTTAACAATTAAATCTAACTCTTTATCCGCAAGCTGATTCTCATTTACATCAAATAATATCTTCGTTGAGTAATCACCTATTTTTTCTGTTGCATTCTTTTCGTCAAAGAAACCTTTTTCTAAAATCTTTTGAATTAATCTTCCCTGTAAATATTCTATGGGAGTAGGAACAGTCTCCCATCCCCAGACTGCATAAATTCCTATATTATAAAGACCCAAAGGAAAGACTTCTGGATATAGTCTCCCTCTCGATACAGCAGAAGTAAATAAATTCCAAGTAATAAATTTTTTCTTGGCCGTAAAATTCGAAGCCGTATAGTCTACATATCCTGTAGTAGAAGAATATATTCTTATCTTTTCAAGAGTGACTAATTTTTTCGGCATAAAAACTGTATCTTTTCCCGTTCCAGATATCTTCTTCTCTACATAAGCCGAAGCTGTCCCCTCCTGAGAAAATGGTTGTCCGCAAAGATTATCTATAATAACCTTTGTCAAGTCCTGTAAAACCCCTAAATAAGTATCATCAGCTTCTTGTTCGCTAATGTTATAAGGGTCTACCCTTAATTTTGCTTTTGTAATGTACTCGTTCGCCATTATGCCCTCACTTTTACGAAGATTTTATCTTCATAGATATGACCACCAGAAGTAGTCGTTAAAAATGTAACCCAATACTCGGCTCCGTCAGCTCCTCCTTTGACCACCTGAGAAACTTTAGTAGCCTCTACTACGGGCGAGCCATCAACAACAAGCCCGCCAGAAGGACTTATGGATACCGTGCAAGAGGCTAGGGTTGCGCCCTCCGTTAAATCTGGGCTTATATATTCAAACCCTATAGAAAATTGTTCATTAGGCTTCTTTACTACTATTGGAATTTTCATATTCTCGCTCCTTGATATTCTATTTCAGTATCAGTTTTATCCGCCGTAAATATCCGCTTTCTAGGAGTAGCCGTAAACAGTAACGGGAATAAATCCCAATAGACTACACTTTCAAAAATATCCTCTTCTACAACAATTATATCATAAACTATCCCTAATTCTATAATAGGGTCATACAGCTCCGCATCTTCGGTTATAGATATAGAGTCGGAGGAATTAACTTCAATTTGAATATATGCTTCTATGCTTTCAGAAATAGAAACATTATCAAAAATCTCTACATCAGCCTTTGTCACGATAGAAGCGTATTCATTAATGGCTATATCTTCGACGGCAGATAACTCAACGATAATATCCCAAACTGTAGCTGCTTCTATTATAGATATTAAATCATATATATTTACATTAAGGTATGTCGAGTATAATCCAACGTCTTCGCCTGTAGAGATATTGTCTAAAACCTCTATATCTAACCCAAAATAAATAGATGCGTTTTCTATTAAAGATATATTTTCAATAGCCTCTAACTCTACGCTAATATCTAATAAAAGGACATATTCACTTATGCTGATATTATCAGCTATGCTAATATCTACATCTACATTTCCATTAATATTTTCGGTTATCGTTATCCCTTCAAAAACTAAAGGAATGTCTATCTCAATATCCCATATATTAATATTTTCGGCTAAAGATATAGAATCAAATGCATCGATATTTGCATCTAGCTCAAATTGACTTATATATTCTGAGATGATAATGCCATCATAAACTAAAGGAACGTCTATTTCGATATCCCATATATTAATATTTTCGGTAAGAAATACGGAATCAAATACATTAAAATTAGTTTCAATCTCAAACTTCTCCACAGCCTCAACGATTGAAATATTATCATAAACAATAGGCAAATCTATGATAATATCCCACATATTTATGTATTCAGTTATAGAGATATTATCATTTACGATTGCATCAAGTTCATAATAAAAATTAACGCTTTCAGCAAGAATTATTTCTTCATAGACTATTCCCAATTCTACTATAGGGTCATATATACTAGCGAATTCTGTTATATTAACACTCTCTATTACATTTAATTCTATATTTATATCCGCATTAACATTTTCCAAGATAGATATATTATCAAAGGCCACAGGTAAATCAATTTCAATATCTAATAAATCAGTATATTCAGCTATTAAAATATTTTCATTTACTTCAATATATATAAGAATCTCAAAATCAATATTTTCTAATACCGTTATTCCGTCATAAATGCTTAAATTAAAAATATAATCAAATTTTATAGATTCCGATATAGACATTTCTTCGTAGACATTAAGAGCTTCAAATATATAATCAGTTTCTATATTTTCAGTTATAGTTATTTCATCATAAATAACTGGCAGGTTAATCTCTATATCGAGCAAATTTGTATATTCTGCTATAGAAATAGCGTCGCTAATATTTATATATGTAAGAATATTAAAACTTGCATCTTCGAATATCGCTATGTTTTCATAACTAATAGGTAAATTAATTTCAATATCCCATAAATCAACATATTCAGCTACCCCAATAAAATCTAATACATCTATTTCGACCACCAAGTCAACATCATCTTCGTCTACTATAGCCATCTCATCATAAATATTAAGGCCTGAGAAAATATATTCAGAAATAAAATCTTCGATTATATTTATGGCTTCGTAAACAGGCCCAAGCTCTATCGAAATATCTAATAAACTTGTAAACTCAGTTATAAATATCTCTTCGTATACATTCATGCCAACAAATAATTCTAAAGAGACTAGTTCAGAAATTAAAATTGATTCAGAGGAGATTGGAATATCTATTTCAATGTCTAATATATTAATATTTTCGGTTATGGTTATCGCCTCAT